ATCCTACTCCTATTTATAATATTGAATATCTAACGATTACGATACCAGAACCGCCATTGCCTGAAGTTCCTGAAACTCCTCCGCCCTGTCCACCACCTGCGGCTCCGCCACCGCCACCTGTGTTTGCAGTTCCCGCAGTTCCGTTAGTGCCATTGGTAGAAGTTCCACCTGCACCTCCACCGCCATTACCACCTGCACCGCCACCTGTGTTTCCGCTTGAGTGTCCAGCACCACCTCCACCGCCAGCATAATAAGTTGCTGTTCCAGATATAGAAGTTTGAACACCCACACCACCAGCGGAACCAGCGGTTGTTCCAGCGGTTGTTCCACCAGCACCACCACCACCTGCTCCGCCGCCAGCAGTTACATTTGAACCTGCATATCCTTGATTTGCAGTTCCAGCGGCACCATTTTGTAAATTACCATCTGAAGAACCACCACCACCAGAACCACCAGTATTAGGTGCTTGTTGACGATTTGCTCCACCACCAGCACCACCACCCGTACATGTTATTGTAGAAAATGCAGAATCACTTCCATTGTTACCTTTTTGATCACCACTAATACCTGCTCCACCAGCGCCTATTGTTACTGTGTATCCAGTTCCCCCTGTAAGTGATAATGCTGATTCTAAAGAACCACCACCACCAGTTGCAGTTACGGTAGAACGTAGACCACCTGCTCCTCCACCACCACCATTGTTTGCTCCACCACTTGCACCACCTGCTACAACAAGATAATTAACATTTAAATCGGCGGTAGGTGTAAAAGTACCTGACGAAGTAAAAGTATGTACAGCAATAAAATCACCATCAAAAGTAATTGTTCCGCCAGTTGCCCTTGCAACTTTAGCAGGTCTATTACCTACTAATAAACTTCTTGTCTTGGTACCTGATTTTAAACTTTTAAGTGCCATGTTTTTTCCTATGCCGCATACCTAATAATAACAATTCCTGAGCCGCCTGCTTTTGTTCCATTTGTTACTGAAGCAGCCCCACCGCCACCACCTGTGTTTGCAGTTCCAGCAACACCAGCAGTTGTGTCATTACCTCCTGCTCCACCACCACCAGTTCCGCCTGCTGCGGTATTTGGACTTTGTTGACATCTTCCCCCACCGCCGCCAGCATAAGTTACTGATGAACCAGAAATAGAATTTGCAGTTCCGTTACCGCCTGCGCCACCAATACCAGTGCCACCAACATTTGCTGCGTTGCCACCAACAGCAGAAGCACCACCACCGCCGCCGCCAGCAAGCCAAGAACCTGTAACGTGACGACCAGTTCCTCCATTAGAACCTTGTCCAGCAGTTGCAGTTCCACCCGATGTTGTTGTTCCATCTCCATTAGAAGTGTAACCACCTCCACCACCTGACCCACCATTTTTTCCATTGTAGTCAGATGAACTGTTACTTGAAGTTCCACCACCTCCACCACCATCAGAAGTAATAGAACTAAAAACAGAGTTAGAACCATTTGTCCCTGTGGCGGAAGCGCCACCTGCGGCTCCACCTCCACCTACTGTTACCGTATAGGCTTGAGCAGTTAAAGATAAAGGTGAATTTCCTGAAACTCTAAAACCTCCACCACCTCCACCACCGCCTTGGTCACCACCGCCACCACCACCTGCGACTACTAGATAGTCAGCAGTAATATTTTTATTTGGAGTAAAAGTTCCAGATGAATTAAATGTATGAACAAAATATGTTCCATCAAACGTTATAGTTCCACCAGTTGCATAAGCACCAGTCACAAATTTGCCAGATGAGTTGAATGTATGAATTGTATAAGAGCCTGATGTTGTTTTTGTTCCACCAAAACAACCAGTAGCAGGTTCAGATGAAGTTAAATATCTAGCAATAACTACGCCTGAGCCGCCTGCACCGCCTGCACCACCAGAACCAGCATTACCACCAGCACCTCCGCCACCACCAGTATTTGCTGTTCCACTTCCACCAGCATAACTTGTTGAAGATGAACCACCAGATCCACCACCACCAGTTCCACCAGAAGTTGCACTTCCAGATTGTTCGTTTATTTCTCCAGCACCACCTCCACCACGTGTTACAGCAGAACCAGTTATAGAAGATGAAAGTCCATTTCCGCCAACTCCACTTGTTCTTGCTCCATAAGAACCTCCGCCAGCATTTCCACCAACTGCGCCAGCACCTCCACCACCGCCAGAACTTGCGTAGGTTCCAGCATTTCCTCCAGCATAACCTTGTGTTGTAGAGGAAGCAGAAGCACCAGATTTTCCTACACCACCATTACCTTGTGCTGCACCACCACCGCCTGAACCACCTGATTTTGCTACATCAGTAAGTACACCACTTGCTCCACCTCCGCCTCCACCGCCAGTAGAAGCAATGTTTACATTATTACCAGAAATATATGAATTAGATCCATTAGTGCCAGCAGTAGCATTTGTTCCAGCAGATCCACCTGCACCACCAGCACCAACTGAAATTGTATAAGAAGAATTATATGGCATCTGTAATGCTGCTTCAGCAGAGCCTCCACCACCAGTAGTTTCTCCTGAAACAGAATTGCGATATCCTCCAGCACCGCCTCCACCACCAGGACCATATGCACCAGAACCACCACCGCCACCAGCACCACCAGCGATAATTAAATATTCTACATTTAAATAAGTATTATAACCTAAATTACCTACAAGTAAACTATTGCCGACTATGCCAGTCTTAATGCTGCTTAGTGTCATTTAGTGCAGCCCCCTAAATTACGAAATTTCAGTGCCGAAAGCCTGGAATGTTAAATTAGCGTTAGATGCATAAACTGTTATAACATCAGATGCGTTTATTGTAATACCCGCTGTGATTACAGTTGTATCAGATGCACCAAGTGTAATGTCATATGCAAAATAGTGTTTGTTTGCAAGTGATTCAGCATCTGGACGAATAGCAATTCTATATGTTGCAGAAGTTGCTGCTAGATTAGCAACTGCAATTGTAGAGACTACAGCCTCTGTTGCGGACGGTACTGTATAAAGAGTTGTTGATGTTGTAGCAGAAGGATTTAACTGTCCTAGTACTTTATATGCTGTTGCCATTTATTTCTCCTTGTTTTCCTATTCTACCACACCTATGCACCCATTGTTAAAAATGGATGGAAGGATTCTCCAGTAATTGTTACGCTACCGCCGAGGGAAACAGAAGAACCATTAATAGTGATGCTAGATGTTGTAAGAGCAACTGTTGGAACTGGTCCAGTAGCATTTGTTAAAGTAATTCCTGTTCCAGAAGTAAGAGCAGAAATATCGCCAGTCTCGGCGGTATTTACCCAATTCGTTCCATTATAAACAAGAGTTTGACCAGAGGAAGCGGTAGAAATAACAACATCTGTTAAACCATCCAAAGATTGGATCGCTATACCTGCTAGAGGATACCAAGTATCATCTGTTGAGTCATAGACATATCCTGGTTTTGGAGTGTCTGTATTAAATGTTGGCATTATCGCTCCTCTGGTTTATTATATCAGATTTGTTATGGGAGTTCTACTAAATCCCAGGCCAAATCTGCTTCGTTCCAAGTATACATTTGTCCATCTGTTGGATATGGTACTGGTGATTCCCACAAATATGTGTCAGCGTTCTTTGTCCAAGATGCAAATGGCTGTGGAGCATAAAAGCCCGTGCCATCCCAAGAATATCCAATACCAGCGTAGTTCTTATGAAGTGCTACACCGCCATCTGGATTTCCGTCTTGACCATAGTGTACGTTTCCACGGGTATTGTAAGAAGTTTGAATCCATGTACCGCCCAAATTATTCTCGCACCACTCTTTTGAGTCTGCAACAATAACTTGATCAACGATGCCGTCTACTACCTTAGCATAGTGTGCCATTGGTTATTCTCCTTTTCCGTTAAACAATTTTACCGAATCTTTTAATGTTACTATTCTTGATGTTACATACCCGCCATTTGCATCAAGTTGTTCTTTTGCTTTTTTCTCATCTTCGGCGAGTATTTGAACAATCATCTTAACCTCATAAGTATACGCATGTGTTTCGAGTGTATCTTTCTTTTTATCTTTATCTGACATTATTTTCCTTTGTTAGTTGTGTACTTATTATAGCAGGTTTAAGGTTTTATTTGTAGTTATATTATGCTGCATATCTAATAATTACAACGCCTGAGCCACCGTTTCCACCAACTGCATTATTTGAATATTGATATGAGGATCCTCCTGCTCCACCTCCACCACCAGTATTAGCAGTTCCATTGGCAGCATTAGCGCCACCGCCAATAGCACCACCGCCAAGACCCCCAGTACCATTATTATGTCCTTGACCTGCTGCTCCACCACCACCGCCGCAAACATAATAACTTCCTGAAGAAAGTTGTCCTACTCCTGATTGCGCTAAATAAGAACTATATGTTGCTGTTCCAACTCCTCCATTACCACCAGTATTAGTGCTTGACGGAGTACTTCCAGCAGCGCCTGCGCCACCACCGCCACCTGAACCTCTTCCAGAAAAACCATTTCCACCTGAGTTGCCTTGCCCACTAGTTCCAGCCCCACCACTTCCAGGACCGTCTCCACCGCCACCGCCACCAGAGCCGCCAGAGTTACCATTATTTGAATAGTATCCACCATTATTGCTTCCACCTCTACCTCCACCAACTGCAGAGGTAAGTGCACCAAATGTAGAATTTACTCCATTTACAGATGCAGTTACATAATCTCCACCAGCACCGCCAGCACCTACAGTAATGCTATAGTTTTGTGCAGTAAGAGATTGAGAAGAGTGAAGTATATGCCCACCTGCACCGCCACCGCCACCAGCACTTCCGCCTGCACCTGCTCCTCCTCCACCGCCACCGCCAGCGACTACAACAACGTTTGCAGTAATAGATTGAGTTGGGGTAAATGTTCCTGATGAAGTAAATGTGTGGTACCAATAGGTGCCATCGTAATTAATAGTTCCGCCAGTTGCTTTGGGATCATTGCGAACAGCAAATGTTCCTGAAGAATTAAATGTGTGGATCGTATAAGAACCTGAAGTAGTTTTTGTTCCGCCACTTGAGTAGTAACCAGATGGGATTTCGGAAGTTAAAACTCGGGCAATGACTATGCCTGAACCTCCTGCTGAACCTGAGTCGGTTTCACTACCACCACCGCCGCCACCTCCAGTATTAGCGGTTCCTGCAACTGAAGCGATATTCCCACCACGTTCTTTAGCACCCGCTCCACCGCCGCCTGAACCGCCTGAAGCAGGACTTCCTGGTGAACCACTTGCCCAAAACTTACCACCACCACCACCACCTGCGTAAGTTACAGATGAGCCAGTTATGGATACGGCAACACCATTTCCACCAACGCCGTCTCCAGTTGAACCATTTGTTCCTACGGCTCCAGCGCCACCTCCACCGCCTCCGTAGGCTTGGCTACCAGCACCATTGAATTGTCCTGAACCACCAGCAAAACCTTGATTAGCAGTTCCAGCACCGCCCGTCATAGGTGGATTATTAGCGCCAGCAGCGCCGCCGCCTGAACCGCCTGTTTTCCCCGCATCAACACCATTACCACCACCGCCGCCGCCGCCAGTTGCGGTAATTGTAGAAAATACAGAGTTATTACCATTACCACCATTACTGGTGCCACCAGCACCAACTGTTACTGTGTAAGAAGTACTTAATGAAAGTGATAAAGCAGATTCAATGCTTCCCCCACCACCTGTTGCAGTTACTGTGGAGCGCAAACCTCCAGCACCACCACCGCCTGCTTGATAACTACTTCCACCTCCGCCACCACCAGCGACTACAAGATAATCAACAAGGATTGCACCTGGACCACCAAACCTACCAAACCCTCTAGCCGATCCGCCACCACGAGATCCAAGTATTGGCATTTAACCTACCCCTTATGCGAATTTAGTTTGTGCTGCGAATACTGTGAATGCTGATGCTACCGTCGAAGTATTTGCGACCTTAACTGCTGTGATTGAATAAATATCTACGCTTGATGCATTACCAGAACTTGGTGCAGTACCGCCTTGCCATTTTGTTACAGATGTTACTGCAGTACCGTCGATTTGCATAGCGGTTTGATAAAATGCTGTTGCTCCATTTGTTACGAGCATTGCAATAGTAAGTGATTGTCCTGTTGACATTAAGTTAACAAGAGATGTTGTTGAACTGCCTCGCAAATTTAAAGTCCAGTTAGAACTTGCGCTGGAAGTATAATAAGCAACTGCACCGATATCAAGAACATCATATGTTACAGTTCCTGTTGCAGAGTAAGAAGTTACTGCAGCAGATTCAAGAATTTGTGCAATTTGTGTTGTTCCAGTAATTGTTGGTCTGTTAATTGCGGGGGCAGATGTAAAAGTACCTGCAATAAATGTACCGCTTGTAACAGAAGGATTTTGTAGTGTAGGGGCAGTAAGAGTCTTATTACTCATTGTCATTGTATTGCTTGTGGTAGCAACAAATGCTGTATCTACTGCAACTGATGGAATTGGTCCAGTGCTGTTGGTTATTGAAATACCCGAACCAGAGGTAACTGCAGTGATATCTCCGCCTGCCTGCCAGGTTGATCCATCATAATATTGAATCTGGTTTAGATCAGCACCACCAGCATCTTGTCTTACAAAACAAATAGTTCCACGAACTGCAGATGTAATAGCAGCATCTCTAGCAGCGGGATTTAAAAAGTTATTAAAACCATCTCTTAAAAATACAGCATCATCAAAAGTAACATCATTAAGAAATGTTTGAACGCCTGTAAACTCATAGGAAGCCGAAGTATCTATAGCAGCAGCAATTGGATACCAAACCCCATCTGTTGAGGTAGCACCCTGTTGAAACATGTAAGCAGGTCTACCGTTACTTTCAAATGTAATTGCCATGTGATCTCCTTATGGTTTATTATAGCAGATGTTGTTTTACCAATACCCGCTTATTTTACTAGTGCGTTGGCTTCGTCTTCAGTTAGGCCAAGGGCTAGTAGTTTTGCAATACCGCTGGCTTTTGCTTCGGCTGCTGCCTCTGCTGCTGCAATACGCTCTGCTTCTGCTACAGCAAATGCTGCTGCGTCTGCCTCACGCTGTGCGATTTCTTCGGCGGTAAGCGGAACAATTGTTTCTTCTTTAGTTTCACAATTGATCACTATCTTAGTTAATGGTTCTGACATTATTTCCTCCTTTGTTATTGTTTAATTTCATGGTTTGTCCTATGAATTTTTAATGCCGTATAAGGTGGCGGTTGAGTATTGGGCAAAGTTGCCTAATTCAGGGGTAAGTGTAATACTTGTAATTGCTGCTGAGTTAGACCATAAGCCTGCGCTAATTTCATCATAAGCGTAAGTGTTTCCATTTTCTTCATTTACTGAATCAAGTGATACTGACTTATTATTGCTTGATGTATAATTTGGAATGTAAAATTCTGCACTTCCAAAACTGTTTGCTGTTGCTCTGGTATCTACTGATAGTAAAAATATATTAGTTGTTCCACCATTATGGCCAGTAACAGTTGAGCCATTATTTGCAATAAGTCTTTTAGCAGAATAAGATGTGCTATTACCATTAAATGTTAGAAATTGACCAGAACCATTTCCAGTATTTCTAGTAGATGTAACAACTTTTAAGTCAGTATAAGTTCCAGGTATAGAACTAAATGCTATAGTTGCCGCCCCACCGCTACCAACAGTCACAGTTGCTATTGCTTTATATGTAGTAGGCATAGGTCACGCAGCCTTTATGCCGTAGAGGGTGAAGGTTGAGCCTGAAGAAAAGTTGTCACTGCCTCCAAGCAATAATGTAATTGAAGTAATTGCAGAAGTAGAACGCCATAAACCAACATTTGCTAAAACAATACTAGGAAAACCACTTCTACCTAGTGAAGTTTTATAAGTTGTAGTATTAGCATAATTCATAATATGAATCAAGTTAGTAGTGACTGTTGTTGAATGACGACCAATAGTCATTGAAGTTGCATTTGATGCTCTGTCGCTTGCAACGCTTGCTTCGGCATACATACGAGTCATAGAATAATTGCTACCTGTGTCGCTGTTAAATTGAATTTTTGTATCACCACTTGTTGAATCAGATATAATTGCAGCCGCTATTATGAGGTCGGTATAACTACCACTAATACTAGAAAAGGTTACAGATGCGGTAGCCGTGCTTAGCGTTGTCGTTGCGAGTGGCTCATAAGTAATTGCCATCGGCTATGCCCCCTTTATGCCGTATAGGGCGAATGATGAGTTGGCAGTAAAACTAAAATCAGCAATTACCTGTATTGAAGTAATCGCAGCAGTGTTCATCCAAACATCAGAAAATATTCCAACTGTGCCTGCTCCATTTGAATCATTACCACTTAAGGAACGAACTGTCTTGTACTTGTTAGTATTTTTGTAGTCTAGAATATCAACTACTGTTGCACCAAAAATGCTTGCTGATACTCCCCCTCCAGGATGATACCCAAAAGCAGGATTTGTTGTGCTTGTTAATGCAGCAGCGCTTACAGTAGCACCATCTCCTCTTAATTGATGTCTTGCATAGTTGCCAGCAGTGTCGCTATTAAAACTAAATATAAGACTGGCGGTATTTGTATAAAGACTTGAAGTTTCTCTTGTTAACATACGCAATTGTAAATGTTCATATGTATTAGGTATTGAAGTAAAAGAAACAGTTCCAGAAGTAGAGGATAAACTCACAGTAGCGATGGATTCAAAATCACCTACTGCGGCGACCAAAGATCCCCATCCATAAGCCTTGGCACCACCTATGAGTTCTGTTATTGGACTCATGGATTTACCTACGCAAACTTAGTTTGGGATGCTAGAACTGTGTAGGATGTGGCTGCTGTTTTGATGATGTTAAATACATATGCGTCAATGCTTGATGCATTCCCTGCCGAAAATGCAGTTCCACCCTGATACTTTACACTCACTCCGCTTGTAGCGCCATCAACTGTAATTACGTTTGGATAATATGCAGTTGCTCCATTGGTATTCATAAAGACGGCAGTAATTGAATCATTAGTTGTTAAAACATTTGTTAATGATGTATTAGAACTAAAACGGAAATTTAAAGTATGGTTTGCTGCTGCGTTATTTGTGTGATACAAAGTTCCAGCGGTAGCAAGATCAAAATTAATAGTACCTGTAGAAGTAGTAGCAGATACATTTAGACGCTCTTCTGGAGAGATTAGAATTGGATAAGCAACTGTTGTCGTTGTTGATGTACCGCCAGAAATTAATGGCGATGTTAGTGTCTTGTTAGAAAGAGTCATTGTGTTGCTGGTTGTAGCAACAAGTGTGTCATCTACAGCAACCGACGGTATTGGACCAGTTCCATTTGTAACTGTAATACCAGTGCCAGCAGAAACTGCAGTTAGATCTCCAGCATCTGACCAAGCAAGTCCGCTTGTTGTGCTTGAGTCTGCTTTTAGATACTGTCCATTTGATCCTACTGTTAAAACTACTACGGTATCGCTTGTGCTACCCGCCAATAAATCACCTTTTGCTGCAATGATTGCTTGCGGGATAAAAGGATTATCTATTACGCTAGTTGCATCTTTGTCTACCCAAATTGTTCCTGTTGTAAGAGAAGTTGATGGGGCCGAATTTGTAAATACTGCAGTGGCAGAAAGTGGAAGACTTGTTACTGCTCCGTCTTGATCAACCCAAATAAATCCATCTGGAATTTCAGCGGGAGTAAAACTAGAAGCAGCAGGCTGTGTTGTATTTACTTCTCCACCAGAAGAAGGCCTATTTTCAAGAGCAACAATATCAGTTTCAATTTCTTTTAACCAATAAGTAATACCACCAGAAGCAATTCCAGCGGTAGTTGCAACAGAAGTATAAGAACCATAATGATATGCTTGAAACGCTGCTTGAATGTCAGCAGCATCAGTTAAACCTGGGATATTTACAGAGTATATACTACCAATTGATTCTACAGCCATAGGATCTCCTTATGCAAATTATTATAGCACATTCTTATGACTCTCCAGCCTCAACAATTGTGATAAAAAGATGAACAACCACTTCTTCTGATAGCGAGGTCCAAGCACCAGATGCATATTCCATAGCCTCTAAATTAATTATTAGGTTGCTTGTGTTGGCACCAGTTAACGCTGGAATAGCCATTGCTGAGGCTACAGGGCTGTCATGAGCGATGCTGTACTGAACGCTAAAGTTGTCTGCCACGAATGCAGTTTCAGCGGCTGTAATGTCAGCAATAGGAATAACTACAGAGGCTACTCCACTTGAAAATGTAGCAGAATAATTTTTAGAATAAATAGTTGGATTCATTTTTAATACTTCAATCCAAGTGTCTCCACCTGGCTCTGCGACGTATTGATATAGATATCCATAGTCAACACCAGGAGATGTATTTATAAATAAATCATTTAACTCAGGAGTTTGACCAATTCCAATGCTGTTTGGATTACCAGTTCCGACAAATACTTGACTACCACGAATTCCAGCGGGACCAATATCAACAAGTAATTCTATTTCTGTTGGTGGTCCTAATACAGTAACGTCATCATTACTAAGCAATACCTCTGGCATTAGACAGCACCCGTGATCTGCTCCGTTACGCTGATAGTTCCAGTCAAAAGAGTAAATACTTCAGATGCACTGGCATCAATTTGAACGTCATAAACATAAGTTCCTGGAGCAAGTTGTGCACCAAGTGATGGCAAGATTGTGCAAGTAACTAAATTATTAACATCATCAACTACGGCCTGTGCTTCATATTGAACAACGCTTGTCGCTGCTCCTCGGGCGGTAGCAATAGTAAACTCAGCATCATAAGTATCAAGATCAAATGCAGAACCATCAGAGTTCTTTGGACGAATTACAAATTCGTTTGTATCGCCACGGTAGTAACTAAAATTATATGTTGCTGGAAATGCCATTAGCGTGACACCTTATAGATCTTTCCGTTTACCTTAATGACAGACGGAACATCGGTGCGTGTATCTTTAATTTTAACAACGGCAGGTAAACTCATAGCGATCCTCCTGGAGTAATGTCACCCAATACTCTAATTGTACCAACAATTGGAGTCCATACTGTATCTTCGTCGGCATCTGATATCTGTACCTGTAGGTCAAATGGTAGTTCTGCTACCACCGACTGATAGGCAGTTCCCCAGGACAAGGTCATGGAGGCGGGGGCAGTAATAGAAACGCTACCAGTAGAGGCGGTAGTTAACAATTCATCCAAAACATCTCCGCTTGGATCATAGGCTGTAGCCTTATAAGACCAGGTAGTAGTAGGCCATTTTGTTATTTCATTATCATACAAAAAGTCTACATTTAGAGTCGCCGTGTCGCCACGAACAATATTCCATTGAATGTTGGCTGGATTTGCTCCAAATTTAGAAGTATCTGCAACGGTAAAGGATTTTTCAGCCATAATGTTTGATTATACCATAAAAAGGCTGAACGCTCTAGGGGCAGTGGGGGGTGGGTAGAGAGCAACCTAGAGCGCCAGCACGTTCATTCTAACATTATTTTATTTACTTTTGTAACAATTTGGTAAATTTTTTAAAAAAGTTTGGTTTTGCTCTTGACAAGAAAATTTTATAGTGTATACTTAAATATTAAGAGGGTAAATAGTTAAAAGAAAAAAGATATAATATATATAGATTACTTATTAGCGTGATCTTCAAGGTGAATCAAGATAGCATCATAGAGTTTATCAACTTTATCCTCAAGCCGAGTTACTTGATCTTTCATACTAGATCCACTATTTGGCCTTAGTTCGCTCATTATCTCTTCTACATATTTTTTCAAGATCCACCTCACAACTACGCCGACTGCTCCTAGGATTCCTAGAATTGTAAGTGTTAATCCTGCCCAGTCTGTTGGCGTCATAGTGATAAAATTATAACATATTTTTCGGCGGGAAGCGCAAAAAGAACAACAAACCATTCCTGACAAAGATATGAATAAAATATTCAAAGTATTGTCAATATCCTGGTTTGTAATGTATAATGGCAAGTATGGATAAAGAACGAGAAGTCAAACCCTGGGATCTATTAAATCCAAATATGCCAAGGTCGGGGGATGAATTAAAAGAATCCAGATTAGCCATATGTAGAACATGTGAGTATTTTAAACCTCGTACGGAACAATGTAGGAAGTGTGGTTGTTTTATGAAGTTAAAGACGAGTTTGGAATATGCTAAATGTCCGATTGGGAAGTGGTAGGGGTTTTTTGTATACCGTGGTTTTTTAATGTACCCCGAAAAATTATTCTTTGTAGATTATAGATTTTATCCAATGCCAGATAATAATTAATGTTATAAAACCAAGAGTTGCTCCCAAACCATAAAACCAGAAATACATTATTTTGGCAAATAGATCTATATAGACCACCAGCCTCTAATGGTTCCCCCATCTACTGGGCATATGTATTTTTTAGGTTCGTCTGATTCATAGAATTCTTTAAAGAGTTTAGAGTTAAGGTTATGATCGGGTTCATGGGTATACCGCCCACAATGGGGGCATGTTTCACGATGAACATATTCAAATACGTGGATACAGGGGGTGGGGTTTGGCATGTATTTATTATACCCGAAATCTGAAAAATTTTTCATTTTGGGAAAATCTGAATATTTTGCTAAAGTGTACGATGCATGATTTGAAAAAATAAAATAAAAAAAATAGTGCGACCACTATTGGAGAGATCGCACTAGAGCATTTTATCTAATTGATTTTGTGCCTTGTAAATATCCGTCAATTCCTAAAATGTCGCAAGTAATTTTTACTCGCTGATTTTTTTTCAGTGATGATTTATACAAGTCAATAAAATAATAAACATCTTCTTTAGTAGGCAATTCCATTGAGGAAGTGTTGCCACTCATACTAGTTATCGTTAGTTTCATTTAACACCTGTTCTTTCTGTTGTTGTGTTGCTTCTTGATACCCTGCTGGGCTTCCGTGTTTATTTATCCACGCTAGGCGTAGTTGTTGCTCTAGTGTGTAGGTCATACACACTCGCAAGGTTCTGTGTCGTAGTTGTCCTCATCTCCGTAGAAAATAAGTCCGTGTCCATAACACTCATCACAATTTATTCTTTCTATTGCGTTTATCATTTTTAGTTATCCTTTCTTAATTCTTAAAGTATAGCAGGGGCTACTGACATAGCCTCTACTGTAAAACCACTAGCCACTAGGCTATCCATAAGGTTATTTATTTGACTTTCATTTAGCATAAGTCTATCTGTAATTGTAATGAGGTTATCCTCTTTTGATACTGTGTAATTTAGTGTTAGCATTTTTGCTACCTAACCTTTCTTTTTGTTATACCTGTAATAATACACTTTAGCACTGACATTTCAAGTCCGTATTCGGCGTGTCGTATAGTTATTTTTGTTGTGTTGCTCACATTTTTTCCCACCCCCGCGTTCGGGCGTGTCGGTCCCGGGGCCTCGAACATTTGTTCGTGTGATTAGTATCACAAAAATAGTTTTTCAGAATGTCCGATTTATCCTGATTTGTTCCCGCAAAATGTCAGACCCCCCTGTTAGACTTACAGTATCAAAATTAAATAGTGGTTAGTGAGCCTAGCAAATAAGTCTAAAAATAGAATGAGCCTAGCAAATAAATAACCACACTAAAAGAAAGGAAAACTAAATGACTAACAAAATAATTGAAACAGCTGATTTTCTTATTGAAAATGGCTTTAATATTCAAGATAATATTTGCGTATTTTGCTCCAACACTTTTGATCGTTGGGATAGCATTTGCGTATCTTGTAGAGAATACAAGGGCGTAATGAATATCATTGACGCAGTAGAATACTACGGAATAGATATTCTCCCTAACTAGGGGAAAGGGTGTGATTAACCTCACACCAGCCACGCTGGGCTAAGATTTGACTTTTAGCCAAAAAAATGAAATAATAGCACTATTAGAAAGTATCTTAGAAAGGATAACTTAAATGAAAACTTATTCAATTCCAGACCTGTTAGTGGGTCAGACTTATTACCCTCGCTCTCTTGCGAGAAAATACCAATACGGAGAAATTACTTTCGCTGAAAAGCGTGAGGACATTTATCTATCTGAAGGCTATGAAGCCTACGCAATTCGTTTCAATGGTAGCCGTTGGGCAACTGTCGCAGTAAAGGTGGCAGACTAATGAAATTAGACGAATTCAAAAAACTTATTGAAAGTCAGCGAGAAAACACTCGCTTGACTAACTTAGAGAAAATCGCTAAAATAGTAAATAACACAAACACCAAGAAAGGTAAAAACTAACTATGACTAACACAACCTATAAAGACTTCCCGTTTATAACTAACGGAGTAAAATTCGTTTCAAGAGTTTATTCTGACTCTCCATTTCTATCTAGTATTGAGAGCCTGCCTGCTGGCGCATTTGCTGAATTAAATATTCAAGCACTAACCGAATTGGTAGGTGACGCTTCATTTCTAACTAAAGATGAATTGCTAATAGCATTAACTAAAATAAATGATGGTGGAACTCACGCATTTATTCTATTAGATGAGGGGTCTAACTAATGATGACACGAAAAGACTATGTCAAAACCGCTGAAATTCTAAAAGGTTTCAGCGAGGAAATCCACCCGCAAGTTTTTGAGGATTTGGTAGAGGAGTTTTCACAATTTTTCAAGTCTGACAATGATAGATTTGACTTCGCAAGATTTGAGAAGGCTTGCGGTATTGATGAGTTAGGACTAATTCCCGTATGACACTTTTAACAACTGATGTAATCGCAATAATAATTGCTCTCGTTGGCTTAATTGGAGTAACATTTCACGGACTAATTACACTTAGAAAATTAGAAAATGAAAACAGAAAATTGCGAAAAGAAAATGCTGAAATGAAATGGAATCAAATAAAAGTTTGATTTCAAAATTGCAACTTTAATTTAAATAGTTAGAGTTGCAAGGCCCCCGGGGGGTTATCCACAGGTTTATCCACAATGTGAATTACGTAGCACTTTACGGGGCTTGTGAGTTTTCTCACAGATTTGCAGCGTGTCTAATTTGAAAATGTCAGTAGAAAATGATAGGCTGGAAGCCTGAAAATAAAGAAAGGATAACTTAAAATGACAGTTATTGAAAAAATGGAAAGAGTTGCTAATATTGAAAAATTAGCGAAAGAAAAATATGGTGATAACTATATTTATGGCTTATGGGGAAGCGCCCAGAGTTTTCTAACAGAGGAAAACTTAAATATAATGGAAAAAGTTTTTGGAAAGGAAAAAAACTAAAATGGGATTAGATATGTATATGAGTGCAAGAAAGCACATTAAAAAAATTGAGTGGGATAAACTTGATCACGATAGCGATATAAAATATTCTCAGGCTACCGCTCCACAATGGTTTGATGTAGTAAATGCTGCTGGCGTTGCCACGCTTGTAGATAAAGAAAGTATCTATGGCGTAGATGTTTCAGTAAATGTCTGCTATTGGAGAAAGTCTAATCAGATACACAATTGGTTTGTAAATAATATTCAAGGTGGAGAGGATAATTGTCAAGAATACTATGTATCCAATACTAAGATAAGAGAATTAGAAACACTTTGCACTTTGGCTATCACTAATAAAGACCCTAATTTGCTACCGCCAAGAGAAGGATTTTTCTTTGGTGGAACAGATATTGATGAGTGGTATTGGCGAGATATTGAGGATACTAGAGAGCAATTGAGAAGGCTAATTAATCTGCCTGACTTTGAGGAATTGTCTTTCTACTATCAGAGTTCTTGGTAGGACAAAACGGACATATTGGACAGGGCGTGGCAGATTTGAAAATGTCAGCCCGTTCTGATAGGCTTACAGTATTAAACAGAAAGAAGGAAAGAAAAATGGATAAAATAGACTACGCATTAAACGCAATTCGCAATTGTAATGCTTGCGAAGGTAAAGGTAATTTGTATTGGGGAATTGGCGAGGACTTTGATTTTGAAACTTGCGAGTGTAATCCCTATGAATTAATTTTAGATGATGATGGAGATGTTATTTGGGATAATGGCTTACTAAGTGAGCCTGACCTTGCTATCTTTGCTGGAAGCGAGGCTAATTAAAATGGGAAGTAATTTTGCTAGTGATTTAGCCCTTGCTGATAATCTTGAAATTGAAAGTCAGATAGCAATACACCTATCTGCTAATCATTACCCGCCCGTTCCCCGCTCTATGGTTGCTCCTTGCGTTGAAGCCATAGACGCAGTTAATGACGCTGGACTTTGGGACTTGGAAATACCTATGCCTGAAGGAATAACCTATAAGGGTTTGACTACTGCCCCTGCTTATGCAATAATTGAGCAACACCACTTAAATGCGTGGCTTATTGAAAGAGAGGAAATGTAAATGGAATATAACTATGTATTGACTACTGCGTATGATGGAGAGTTATTCTCTACCCTGCGCCTTAGCGATTTCTTAGAAGCACACGAGGCTTGGGCTAAATGCTCAGACCACGGAAATGCTAAAGAATACGCAACCTATAATCTTACAGACCCAACAGGTAAAATGTTCACTAAAAACTTTTATTCTGATGGCAGAGTATCAATAAAGTAAAAATGTCTGATACACTAATTTCTATGGATTACAGATTTGTAGATATTCTTAATGCTGACCAATTAGAAGTAGGAGATCTAATTGGTTTAGGCATTATTGGTATTGTAAAAATTGTTTCAATTACTCCAACTAAAGATGGATTCGCTCTTGTCATTGATAATGAGTTTGATGAAAAAGAAGATGTTGAAATTTTTGATGATGAAAAATTTGAATTGTATTTGCTAAACTAAAAGCCCCCGGGGCGCCCGATTTGTCCGATTTGCTTTTATGATATTTTTATGATAAGATTATTTTATGTGGAAAAAACCTAGAGAAGAATTACGTAGATTAATGGAATTACGTAGGTCTTCTGCTGCCACCCCATTAAGGAACAAGAAAATTTATTCCCGAAAAGTTAAGCACCCTAAAATTGACAAATACAAATAAAAATGTTATTATAAAGTAAGAAAGGACCCCATATGAAACTAAAACGCTCTAACGATAGAAAGGTTGCTAATGCCGTATCACCAAATGGAAAAACCGCAACAATTGCCAATACCTTCGGCCTCCCTGCTGGAAAAAATTTCTCGTGTCCTGGTGCCACTAGTGTTTGTGAAAGTGTTTGCTACGCAGGAAAACTTGAAAGAGTATATAAGGGCGTAAGAGAAAACCTAATTCATAACTGGAATTTACTAAAAGACGCTGACCATAACACTATGGAAAGTCTCATTCAAGATATGATAAATGATTTTAAGGCTGATTGTGATAAACGAAATGCCCCTAAGTTATTTAGAATTCATTGGGATGGTGATTTCTTCTCAGATGAGTATGCATTCGTATGGAAGCATATTGTGTTAAATAATCCTGATGTAAAATTCTGGGTTTATACAAGAGTAGCCTCTGCCGCTAATATACTTAAAGATATAGATAATCTATCTTTATACTATTCGACAGATAGCGAGAATAAAGATATTGCTATTAAATTAAATAAAGATACTGGAATTAAATTAGCATACCTTGCTGATACCTTCGCAATTGGGCAGGCAGATATGAAAGAGATGATTGGTAAGGTAGGAGCTAAATGTCCTGAAAATAAAAAGGCTATTCCACTAATATCTAAAGAGGGCTCTGCTTGCGTAGTCTGCTCTCTATGTATTGATAACAAGGCTAATATAGTTTTCTCTGCTAAGAAGAAGTAGGATCTAGGGGGACTTGACCAATACCCCCACAAAATGATAAAATCAAGGGCAGAAAGGGGAGTCGTGGAATTACTAATAATCTTAGGAGTCATATGCCTATTGCTAGTTTTTTCGGGAATGGGCAATTAGTGATTTATCTCACAAATCTCAAATAGTGAGATTATTAGGAGATAGGAATTGACATTTTTCCAAATAAATGTCATAATAATACAGTAATGAAAAAACCAACACGAAAGGAGAAAAAATGTCAGTAGCAAACGCACTATACAAAGTAGGCGATACCTATACCACACAGAAATCAAAAGTGTCAGGTATTATCAAGGAAATCGTGCCAACTACAAAAAACACAGTAAGAGTTAAGTTAGATGTAAATGGCGCAACTCGCTGGACTACTTGGACAAACAAGTAATCTTAGCCTAATGGCTAAAGACCTGAGCAAGTCTATTAAAACTGCTCAACTTGATTTCTTACCTAGAAAATGCTAGGATAGATACCCCAAACAGAAAGGAAAATAATGTCAAGAGGAAAATCAATTAGTGTCAAGATAGCAACAACCAAAGTTATCAAGGCACTAGAAGCAAAACTAGCCCAAATCCAAAAGGATAAGGCTAATCAAAAAGTCAATGAGGAAAAGTTCCAAAAGGCTTTAGAGAAATACAATAAGGAAGTTGGAAAATTAGCACTTTCTCAAATAAGTAAGGCGACAGACTTAAATGCCAATGTTCGCTACAATGGACAGATAAATGTTGATTTCAACTTACCTGCTGGAAGTATCACGCTACCTGATGAACCTAAGAAAGATTTTGACACTTACAATGAGTGGCAATACAAGGAAATGGTAGATGAAATTGAGAACGCAATTCGTATTCTCAAAATGACAGATGAGGAAGTAGTTAGCACTAGCACCTATAATGCTATCGCTCGTTATCTATAATTAGCATACGCTAAATGTCCTGAGTATGACAACTAAAACTGCTCAACAAAAAACCCTAACAGAAAGGAAAAGTAAATGACACTTGGAGGATACACTTACCAACTTGGTGATTTATTTACAACAAGCAAAACAGGTATTACAGGTCGCATTGAAAAGTTTGTCCCACAAACTCATAATGTTACTAAAGTAATGTTGCGCTTAGCAAATAATCAAACAAGATTTGCTATGGTAAAAACACACTAATAGATGTCCCTGCCAGTGCTATAGCGAGGCATACAGTTCCTGAGTATGAACTAAAACTGCTCATTTTTTTTGCGCCCCCGGGAAATGTGATAATGATCACATAGCTGATTTAAGACACGATTTGTATTTTTCCCATATTTTTGATAAACTTATAGAATAACCAAACGAAAGGAAAGCCCCTAATGATAAGCACAATGCTTAAAATACAGGAAGCGTCAAAAGACGCAATTTATGATGAACAAATAATGAACTTGGCAGGACAACTTTGCCATATGAGAAATGACCTAAGCGACAACGAGTTTGCTCTTGAAATCTATAAATACTCAGCCTGTTTATCTGCTATGACAACTACTTTAGTTACACACGCTATATTGACAGAAAATGAATTAAACGATATGCTGGAAGCAATTAAAGAGTTTGATAAACTAGGAGAGGAATTAAACTAATGGAAACAACTAATGAAACAGTAGTGCCAAATCACTACAACCCAAATCAAATCGTGACCTATAAGGTTATTGATTCTGAAGCGCACGAATCAGATATTGCAAACTGGTATCCCACAGTAAAGGTTAGCGACCTTGAATGGGAATTACATCAACACCGCAGAGAAAGACGAGAACTTAATAGATATACTCAGCATGTAAATATGTTAGAGAGTCGTTTACCTGATTACCTTGATATGGGTTCAGAGGAAATCGTTGCTGATATTTGTAGTATATTTGGATTTAACCCTACTAAGGAAATTCAGTTTGAGGCTACCGCCACAATTACAGGAACAATATTAGTTCCGTTAGATGAAGTTGCTAATTTTGATGTTAGTGATATTGATATCAATGTTTATGCTGAACTAAATTCATATGACGGAGAAGCAGATGTTGAGATAGATAATATCTATAAAGTGTGATAGTGGGGCTATCCAAGACCTGAGCATGTCTTTAAACTGCTCTTCAAAATCCCGGGGGGCAAAAAGATTTTTTGTCAAGTTTAAGAGCGATGTCCGTTTTGCCCCGATTCTTAACAGTATAAATTGACATTGTCAGACCTTCCTGATATGATTGTCTAAACAAATAGAAAGGAAATAAAAATGGCTCACGAATTAGAAACGCAAAATGGCGTTGCTTCTTTTGCCTCATTTAGAGAACCTGCTTGGCACGGCTTAGGCACAGTTTTCACAGATGAAAAAACAACAAGCGAAATGCTTGCTGCTGCTAATCTAAATAATTGGAATGTTAGATTAGTTGATGTTGAGATTCCAAATACTCTTACCTCAGACAAGAGTTATTCTTATGTTGTAAGAACTAACCCTACTGATAACACTCAGACAGATATTCTTGGTGTTGTAGGTGAGCGTTATCACGTTTTACAGAATGAAGATTTATTTTCATTTGGTGATAATATCCTAGATGGTGGAGGCAGATGGGAAACCGCTGGCTCTATTCGTGGAGGGCGTGTAGTATTTGGCTCTCTTGCTCTTGAGCGTGAAACAGTATTAGACCCTAATGGTGTTGCGGATAAAGTAAAAACCTATTTACTTATCAACACAAGCCACGATGGCTCTATTGCTATTCAAGCGTCAATAACACCCGTTCGTGTTGTATGCGCTAACACTCTTAATCTTGCGCTTGGTTCTAAGAAAAACAAAATCAAGCAATCTTTCAAGATTCGCCATACACAGACAGCTAATGGCAAAGTCCAAATTGCTCGTGAGGCTCTTGGTCTTGCTAATGCTTATATGGATTCTTTTGATGTTATGGCTAAGGCTATGATTGAAAAAGAAATAACAGCGCAACAGTTCAATGATATTGTCCTTGCTGCTTATCCTAAGCCTGAGAAAGATTCTAAAGGCTCATCAAAAAAGTGGGAAAATAAAATTGATTTAATCAATGATATTTACACAGGCGAGTTTAATGGCACGATAGCCAATACTGCTTGGGGTGCGCTTAACGCTCTCACTGAAAGATTAGATTGGCACAGGTCTGCTCGTGGTAATTCTAACGAATCACTACTTGCTGCTGCTTCTGGTTTTGACGCTACAATTACAGCAGAAAAAAATCGTCTGCTAAGTATTGTAAAAAATACTTTAGCAATTGCGTAAGTAATTGCAACTCCTGAGTAAGAGTATAAACTGCTCAATTTTTTTTGCATTGATCTTAAAAATGCCCCGGGGTGTCCGTTTTGTCCCTTTATTTTTACAAAACTTTATTACGTAAGACTTGATTTTTTCCCAGTTTCTTGCTATTATTGGATTACCACAGAAAGGGTAATTATGTTAGGTTATAAAGAGACTGATGTATTAGATATGCAATATGCTATTGAAGAGGCAGTGTTTTATCTACCGCCTTCAAATCACGATGATACTAGAATAAATCTACAGAAGACTTGGGATTTTTTGGACGGTATATTAGCGGAAGGACATGTCCAATGAAAATAGTATGGGAATTCAAGATAACTGACAACATGATTAGTCATTTTGACGACAATGAAGGTGGCCTATTCTTTACCGAACTTGAAGATTGCATTGAGCAAATATGTGCAAACTATAAAGTAGAGCCATGGGAGATGGGTGCAGATGCCTAAGTGTTTAGATTGTAATAATGTAACTAAGTTCTCATTCATGGAGAATTCCTATAACGAGGCCACATATACTGCCGCAGGTGAGTTGGAGGATGTTGGCTATAAAGAGTACTATGATCCTATAGATCCTAAGTGCATGGAATGCCAATCCACGAGGGTAGAGGGAAAGGTGTGACCAAAATCACTTTACGACAGATTGACAGAATTCCCTGATTTTGGGATAATTGTATTACGACAAACAGAAAGGACCCCCATGCCTAATTGGGTATTTAACGGACTAACAATAGAAGGTAATCCGTCAGAGGTTAATGACCTTGTAGCACAACTTAATAAGCCATTCAAACAAGTTAATGATTCATGGAATATAGAATCAGGACAAATGGAAAAGAAATTAACTACTTATCCAAACCCTGTATTTGCATTCTATAATATCTATAACTATATTGAGGATGGTGTTAGTGATTATGAATATCTTGCACAACCCGACCATAAATTACCAATAGCGGAAGCAATGCAATTTAAAACAAATGATTGGTATTCATGGAATGTCCGTAATTGGGGAACTAAATGGGATGTAGCAGTATCATCTGATGATGAGTATCCTGAAACAAATACAGAGGGACCTGTTCCTAATGGAGATAATCTAGTGGTTCATTATAATTTCAATACCGCTTGGTCTCCGCCACATCCTGCCATTGCTAAACTATCTAGTCAGTATCCAACATTATTATTTACCTTATCTTATGAGGAAGAGACAGGTTGGGGTGGTGAGTGTGAGTTCTTGCGTGGTGAAATGATTTCTGATTCTGGATATGAAAATATGTGCAGAGATTGTGAATCAACCAACACATTAGATTATTGTGAGAGTGAATGTGGTCAGATATGTGAATCGTGTCACTGGCTAGGCGAGGCAGACCTAGAGGCAGTTGCAGAATGTGATACTCATAAAGTATACTTAACTGAGGAATATCTACCAGAATACAGAAGGGACCAAATCAAATGAGTTTCCTAGAGGAAGCCAACATTAACCAAATGGTTATTGACTATGAGATACAAGCAATATCAGAACATCTATTTACTGAATGGATGAATTCTAATTTAGATGAGGGTATATTGTATGCGGATTATCAGTTTGCTTCTATGTCTGATTCTAAAGAAATTAAACAGGCATTTAATAAATTCTACAATATGAATCCTGATGAACAATACTATATTGAGGTGGAATAATGGAAGAGGGTAGAATCTAATGGAATCAGAATACATTCGTAGAACTGGTCAACTGAAGGAATATATAAAGCTTCATGTAATTAGTTTAGAACAGGACTTGGAGGGAATTGCTTCTCAAATGGAAGAACTTGACCCTGCTTCTAAGGCTTATAATGAATTAGATTTTGAATATAATCATTGGAGCGGGCAATTACTTTCTGCCCGCCACATTTTGTCAGTGGTGGAGGATATACTGGGATGATGTACACAATGGAACTAGAACCTCGCCTGCAGAAACAGGTAGAAGCTGGTAGTAATGGTTTAGATATTATTCATGGGTACCTCAAAGTTCTAATGCTGGAGGCAGAGAATGAGCTGCTTCAGGCACAAGAGGCTGAGGATGAATCAGAAGAAGCCATGGACAGCATGGAGCGTAAGTACTGGGAGGGTCAGTGTGACGCCTTGGGGAACCTATATGCATTAACATATGCACTATCATTTGCTATCGCAGAAAGGGACGGTACATGATAATAATAGAATCATTAGATGTATTAAAGGCAAAAGAACAGCTAGGTTTATCAATGATCTACGAGCAATTGACATTACCGTTGGATTTTGATAGAATTGACATAAACACCAACAGAAAGGAAAGAAATGAAAACTAAAGACTTAACCCTAATAGGGCACTTCTCTGTAGATAGTGGGCAAGCCATGGTAGGCGACCCTTGCTATCTTGATGAATGGGATACCAACAAAAATGACGAGTTTAATATTGACGGTAAGGAAGGCCAATATTCTTATCATGGTGCCTGCGCTACTACACTATCAAATAACTATGGTGAGTTAGGAATATCTACCGCTGTAGTATTTTCTACTGGCTATGGAGACGGACTCTATCCAGTTTATGCTGAAATGAATGAGGACGGACGAGTTGCTAGAGTTGTTATCGAATTTGTAGGAGATGATGAATAGTGGGAGATAGAATCGTCTACACAATCAAACAAGATAAAGACTTGTCTGTAAATTTATACAGTCATTGGGGTGGTTATGATAGATTTGTTAACCTTGCAAATGCACTACATGCTGCAATGCCAAGGTGGAATGACACATCCTATGCAACCCGTATCATTGTCTCTCAGTTGATTGGTACCGACTGGACAGAGGAGACAGGCTTTGGTCTATGGGCCAGTAATGGCGACGGTATGGACTATGGTGGAGACCATCCAGATATCACTATTGATTTAATTAATAAGACTGTAGAAGATGAAACGGGCATTCATGAGTTTGATAGTTTTATTAATTATCATTTAAGTTTAAAGGTTTAACTGAGAGCCTGGAGTGGTGACCTAGGCTGAATGCGTGGGGTGGGGTCCCTCACGTGATATAAGGGTAGAGCGCAGGTGTGGGGCTTGCGCTCTCCCTACTTATTTGATACAATGGGAGGAACTATGTATAGAATCAAGCGCAATGATACCCCTACCAAAGAGGAGAAGGTTGCTCAAAAGATTTCTACACTCGTGTCTGATTTTTCTTTAGATTTAGAGGCAGTTGGCTATTACTTGGCAACCGCTATTCCCTATGTGCCTTATTCAAGAGCACTTGAGATTTTAGAATCGGCAAGGTATAATAAAGAAGTAAGAGAATACTACCAACAGGGAGGACACTATGACGACAGACTTTTCTAATCAAGTAAATATCTTAGGTGAGTTCTATATTAACTATCGTGAGGATAGTGATTTAAAAGATTTTCTAGAGTTCAATGATATTGGTTTGCCATTGTCTTATTTAGCAAGTGAAGGCTTGTGTGATATTTCTGAAGATGGTAAAAAATATGTAGCAGAATCTTGGGAAATGTTCTTGCTTGCTATGGGTATCACAGATGAAGGGTTTGAAAACCTAGGAGAAATTTTCTTAAAATCTGGCAAGTAGGCCCCCCGGGTAATATCATATCAAACCAGACAATATGGACATCCCAAACCTTAAAAAACCATTACGATCCCAAACCTTATATCCCCAAACCTCAAACCTTGTATCTCTTATACTAGGGTTATAGGTATTATGATCTCTCTTTAAATCCCCGCCCATTTTTGAAAAAGACATTACGATCCCTCGCAAAGTCCCCCCCGCTGAATGTTTGGCGCCTTTTTTGAAAAAGACATTACGAACGATCAAACCGTAGCCCCCGCTGAAAGTTTAGGCCATATCAAACCATAAAAATTGGGACCTGGCCAGAAAGGTAACCAGATCCCAAATATTGAATCAATGACTGCAAGGCCAGATTCAATACTATAAGTATACTAGACATTACGATCCTTGTCAAATACCCCGCCGCAGGCGGCGGCCCCGCAGGGGCGGGTATAAAAAAGATTACGATCTCTATCCTTAATTCCCCCATATATAGAAACAAAACATTTTCTAACTTTTCTAGATATTTTGGTTTGTTATTTAAATGTTTTATAACTTTTTGTTATAGTTTTGTTACATTTTTACACATTTTTGGGGCGGTATTTAGGACTTGACAAACCATTATATCTGGTGTATCATATGCCCCCATATCGTGGATATCAGGGTTTGGGATATTTGGTTTGGTATTACGATCCCCTCAAAAAAAGCGCTCCATTCCCCACTTTCCTCCACTTTCCTCCACCATTGGTATAACATTTTTTTATCAGTAACATTTTTTATGATATACTATTACATAGGTGATGGGTTAAACCATCATCTACCACAACCACAAAGTAGGGATCTGATACATTTGCCTCTACCCTATCCACACAAAAATGAGTGCAGTCTCCTGAGTATGAGAAAAACTGCTCATTAACAATGTATAATAAAAATTTAGATATGAATAAAGAAATGATAGACCTAATAGCAAACCTTCTATCCCCATATCTTAAAACCAAACACAAAGATATTCAAGCCCAAGAACTTGCTAAAAAGATATTAGAAGAAATAGACAAAAACCCTCCAACCTGGTATACTCATGGATAGGAGGAATATATGCCTAGCCAACATACTCAATGGTATAAAGATAAGAGGCTTGTAGAAGCCTTAGACAAGATACGTAAAAACGGTCAAGCCTTTATGGCCGTATGCTATTTCTGTTCTAAAAAATCCGAGGGTATCAAATCAATCGGCCATAGACTATATCCCGTATGCTCAGACCATGAGACTCTTAACACAATTTCTGACAAACCAGATACCTTATATGGGCAGATACATGATTAAGCATATATGGTGGTTTATTCCTTTACTTACTTTAATAGTGGTTTTTATTTGACTCCCCCGCTTTTTTAGGGTATACTGGTTTGATGGAACTTACTAATGAATATATAAAAACAGAAATCACAAAGGCACACGAACTGATCTTTTCAGGCTCTCTTCATGAAATTGACGAGGCTACTCATATTCTAGCAAGGCTCATTAAAGAGATAGACTAACTATGACAGAATACAAAGTTGATGATGTGGTTTATGAAGTAGATCGTGAGATAGAACGAGCCGTAATCAAACGATGGCTTGAAAAGCGCTTTCTCTCAACTCTTGTATGTTCTGCATTCATTATAGGATTTCTATTGGGGGTACTGGCATATGCGCTATGATGATGATATTACAGAGTGGAAGACTACTAGAATTGATAACTCCCGCCCTCCTTTAAGGTGGATAGCAAACATAGCAGGATCATTTGCATCAAAGGCTGTTCTTCGCCTTTCCTTTTATGAAGAAAATGATACAACAAGTGGATTTAGATTTAAAAGAGATTGTTGGATTTGGGACAATCTTTGGCCTATCTATGACAGATGGGGCACGGTATACAGAATGGACTTTGAAGACAATGAACTTTGATATTACTACAGATATTGGCAAACATTTTTACAACGAGGTATGTAAAAATTTTGGACTACAAACACAGAGCCTTATCGGGAATAGCATTGTGGCCGTAGAGTCTGAATTGCGTGAGCGTATTGCCAGGCAAATCGAACAGATTGACCTTGGCACATCGTCTCAGATAAATGGTTTGGGAATGAGAATGTTAGCAGCGGAGGTTGCTCGTGGTAGAAAGTAGATGGATGTTCAAGTGCCTTGAATGTCAAACCATCATGGCTATTATTACTACGCTAGATGAGGATAAGATACATAAGGTTCCTCCTTGTCCCTGCGGAAAAACCAGAATGGTAAATATGGCTAGTAAAGAATACGCAGATAGTAAGATTAAACCATAGCGCCCTGCAAAGGGGCGCATGGTGGTTTGATACATCTATTGCGCCGAGATGATAGAATTAACTTATGCCTGAATTAAATGCAAACATACCGCCGATTGAATGCTATGTGCGTGGTAATTTTTTGCGGGATCAAAAAGATAGTCACGATCAATATTTCCCATGTGTAATTTTTGGCGTATCAAGCGTACCAAACCGAAGTCCACTATTTCATTTTATGATGGAAGATGGAGGTATCTGGTGGAGAATGCCTATCAATGCCTTCTGTACTAAGCCTGATGTTAAGGAAGAAGATATACATAATTTAGTGTTGTGGAATTCATTTAGTCCTTTCGTTACCGTGACAAAATTCTCAAACCTTGCAAACCTTCGCATGTTTTATATGGACAGAACTAAGACTAAGATATCTGGTAAGTATCTATTTACTTTGGACTGGTATAGCGGAGATGCTAACAGCCTTGATGATGGCTATTCAGAAAATCCTGGTCAGCATAAGTGTGGTCATGTTATTGAACGTGATGATGGTAACTTTGCTATCCAACCTAACAACCGTATCTTTGCTTTAGAACCTTCATTTACCACTAAGCCTGGTAAGCCTGTTATACATCGCCTCATCAATACCCGCAAATGGGATGTAGAAGATGCTGCTAAGTGGATAACAGAAGATTCAGATGCTTATCATTACGACATTACGAACACAGATGGAATGCGCCCAGTAGTTAAAGAGGCTCTTGACAAGTTCTTGGCTGATCCAAATACTGATGCTATTATGGAAAGATTAAAGTATATGGAAGATAATGGTATATGAGAGAGTCCTTTAAGTTCCCCGAAACTTTGAGCGAGGTAATTTTGGTTATACAAACATTGTCTCCAACAAAATGGTTGCTTATAGATAGAGAAACTGGTCAAACTTATCAAGGTAATGCAGCAGGTAAATGGGACAAACTAGAAATAAAAAATTATGATAAACTAGAGCAATGACAGAACATAATATTTACACATTAAGCAATACCTCTTCCACAAAATTAACTCCAGGATCAATACATTCTGGATTTGACATCACCATTCAAAACAATAATGCTGCTGGTTACGTTTATGTTGGCGGAGCAAATGTTACTACATCTAGTTATGGTTTTAGGATTCTTCCAAATCACTCAATATCTTTTGAGTTACCATCAGAAGATCATTTATATTTAGTTGCATCAACTAGTGGAATTACTGCAGCAGTTATCACAATCGGCCTGGAGTCTCAACACTAATGGCACGGTTTACTCATCCAGCATTCGGAGATGTCGGAGGATTAACAACTACCATTCATTCATATTCCCCGACTTGGGCTGGAACAGGTTTGACATTTACTGGAACTCCAGCAACTGGAGAATATATTAAGATTGGTAATCTTGTAATTGTTCAAATAATGGTTGATTTTGATAATGTTACAAACTTTGGAACTGGACAATATTCACTAACTATTCCATTTGCATCAAAATATCATACTGACGTTTATGGTGGGTCTGTTCATGATGTTGGACCTTCAGGTACAGATCACTATAGTTTAAAAGGGCATCTTGTTGCTAATAGTTCAACATTAACAATTTGGAACATTAAAAGTTCTGCAGCAGATGAGCCTATGGATCATAACTCACCATTTGTTTTGACAACTGCAGATTTATTTCACATGTCATTTTCATATATTTGTGAATAATTGACAAATAAAAGCAGTGGGTGTACAATAGATCTATGGAAAAGGGTAGAGTAGCAATTTGCGACAAGTGTGGCAAAGAACTTGAAGTTCGTTGGGGCATCTTTGCTCACAGTACTCTTGCAAGACATCTAAGGGAGCATGGCAATGGCAAAAAAGCAGCCTAATAAGGCACAACCAAAAAAGGTTGTAGATAAACCAGTATCAGGACACAGCGATAAGGAAACAGTTACCTTTGCTTGGTGTGACGGTGGCACTGTAGAGGGTAGGTTTGCAAGTGGCATTTTAAATACCTTGCTTGAAGCACAAAGAAGTGGAATTAAAGTAGCAAGCACTATTCGTGTGCAGGGTAATCAAATAGCAAGACAGCGTCAATCTTTAATTGATTATTGGTATGACAACATGAACACAGATTGGTTGATGTGGATTGACTCAGACATAGTTATGACTATGGGTGCGTTTAAGTTGTTGTGGGATTCTTCAGATAAGATTTCTAAGCCAGTTGTTACTGGAGTTTATTTTGTTAGCCAAGAAAATGAACAGAGTTTGATGGAGCCAACTCCTGCTATTTATATGAATACAGATAGTAAATATGTAACAAGAACGATTCATCCTATGCCAACCAACCAGTTAATACCAGTTGATGTTGCTGGTTTTGGTTTTGTTTTAATGCACAGATCGGTTGTTCCTAAAGTTCGTGAGGTTGCTGGTGAATTTTCTGTATTTGGAGAAAATCAACAAGCAGCAAATAAATTTATTAGTGAAGATGTCTCTTTCTTTAGAAAACTAAAAGAGGCTGGTATTCAATTATATGCCCATACTGGTGCACATGTTCAGCATCTCAAAACATTTTCGTTTGATGTAAACTATTATAATATGTATTGGACTGGCGTAGCAGAAGGCAAAGTTAAAAGAAAACAAGACCTTACGAAACCATCTGTATAAATACTAGCGGATATTGCATAGTGGTAGTGCGTAATCTTGCCAAGATTAATGTGTGGGTTCGATTCCCGCTATCCGCTCTATGAAAACATGTAGCAAGTGCAAACTTGAGTTAGATGATTCAGCCTTTTCTCCATCAAGTGGAGGAACTTATTTAAGGCCCGAGTGTAAATCTTGTGCAAAAAAATTAGCAAAACGCAGGGAAGAGTTAAAAGAGCAACACGGCTATCCAGATTCAGGATACACCTGTCCAATATGTCTAAAGAATCAAGAACAATTAAAGGGTTCTGGTGGCAATGCAAGTGTCTGGGTTGTAGATCATAACCATGAAACAGACTCCTTTAGAGGGTTTTTATGTCACAACTGTAATCGTGGTCTTGGAGTATTTCAAGATGATGTGCTAAGATTAGAAAGAGCGATAGGATATCTTAATGGCAAAATTATACTCTGATCAGATACTTGATAACATAAAAAGAGTGAGTGGGTTTTGGAACCTGCCAGCAAATCATCATGCATATTTAGTAAAACTACAAAACGAATATAAATTTTCTCCTAAAACAATTTATGATATAGGTGCATGTGTTTTACACTGGACACAACGGGCTCAAATGTTATGGCCAGACAGTAAAATAGTTTTATTTGATGCAACAGATGCATTTGAAAATTTGTATATAGAAAGTAAATTACAATATTTTATAGGTGCTCTTAGCAATGAATCTAATAAACAAATCAAGTTTTATCAAAACAATGATAACTTTGCTGGCAATTCATACTATAGAGAAAATCCAAAGTATAGCCCAGCAGCAAATCAATTGTTTAATGAAGAAAGTATTGTTGAAATGAATACAATAACTCTTGATGATATTGTAAAAGAAAACAAACTAAGTACTCCAGAGTTAATAAAGATTGATGTTCAAGGTGCTGAACTAGACGTTCTTATGGGTGCAACTGAATCATTAAAAACCTGTGAACACCTTATAGTAGAACTAAGAGATGTAGAATACAATATTGGATCTCCTGAGAAAGAAGTTATTATTGATTATCTTTCATCACAGGGATTTAAAAATATGGGAATGTTTTCTGACAATGGTCCTGATGGCGACTATCATTTTATGAGATAGTTTTATTTCTCGTATTTACTTTTCTTGTTAAATTTATTTTTTAGTAAACTATCTCTTATTATTAAGAATGATTCATCGTCTGTAGATATCAAAGGAAAATTAGAATTGGTATAGTCATTAGATATTTTTGCAAACCTATCTCTATAATAAACCTTTACATCTTTTATTTGTTCTCCACCAACATGATGTATGTTGCCATACAAAGATCTCCAAAGACTTGTAGGGCAGTATTGTAATACTTCCGAGAGCCTATCTTTAAGCATAGTCATAGGGGTATGAGTTTCATAACTTACTGGTTCTTCTACCCCCATTCTTTGTAATCTGGCATAGGTCTGTCCAAGTTTTTGAACATAACTAGGATCCATTTTTAGATCCCTGTATTTTTCAATTTTATCAAGGAGGGGTCCCTCATGATAATGTTTTATTGAATCTATCTTGTTTATAATAAAAAAATCATCATTCATCAAAACAAACTCTTCTGGAGTTTCTGCAGACTTTACAATGGCTTTGAGGTTTTCTATGGCGTTATTGTACTTACTAGCATTTTGTTCTATGCTTATATTTTTGCCCTTGTACCAATTTGGTATACCGCCGACTACCCAGATCTCAGAGTCTGGAAAACTATTAACAACTGTCCTAAGAGAATACCTGAGTTCTTGGTTTTCCCCGCCACGGCATATATATATAAAATTCATTTTAACCCTATGACAAGTATATCATGCTATAATTATTTACAGTGGAGGATAAAATTGGCAAAAATTGTTTTTCTTGGTAACTTTGAAGTTCCCTATTCAAGTGAAAATCACCATGCATCGTCTCTAGAGTCTTTGGGTCACACAGTTATAAAACTGCAAGAGCGCAGGGCAAAGAGTAAAGAAATATTTTATGAAGCAGTAGAGTCAGATTTGTTTGTTTGGGTCCACACACACGGCTGGAATACTCCTGGTACTATGGACATGGTTGATGTTTTAAAAGAATTAAAAAGAAATAACATACCCACAATTACATATCATTTAGATCTTTGGTTTGGCATTAATAGACAAAAAGATCTTGAGAATGATGGATTTTACAAAAATATTGGACACTTCTTTACAGTAGACAAGATGATGGCAGACTGGTTTAATGAAAACACAGATGTAAAAGGTCACTTTATGCCTCCTGGAGTTTACGATAAGGAGTGTTACATACACTTTGACTATAATAAAAAATATTACGATCACGATGTAATTTTCGTGGGAAGTAGAAGATATCATGAAGAATATACATTTAGACCACAACTAATAGATTTTCTTCGTGAAACTTACAAAGAAAGATTTTTACATGTAGGCGGAGATGGTGATACAGGAACTGTGCGAGGGGATAAATTAAATCGCATATATGCTCGTAGCAAGATAGCCATCGGAGATACCTTAAATCTTAACTTTAATTATCCTTACTATACTAGTGATAGATTATTTGAAAGTACTGGACGTGGTGGTTTTACTATATACCCTGCAATAAAAGGACTTGAAAAATATTTTGATGAAGGGGAAATGGTTTGGTATGAGCATGGAAATCTTGAAGATTTAAAACAAAAAATAGATTATTATCTTGAACATGGGGATGAGCGGGAAGCAATAAGAAAGCGTGGTCACGAAAGAACAAAGCGTGAGCATACTTATGTACATAGGTGGGAAATGATATTAAAGGAGTTAGGCATATGACAGAAATGGTTAAAACTATACTTAATGGCCTATTTGAAATTACTTTGCCAAAACATCGTGCAGACCGTCCTGAATGGTACACAGAAAATGGATGGGAAAAGAAAAGACTGTTGTCTATGTTTAATAATATTTTAGACAATGATGTTATGTATTATGTAGGTGGAGAAGAAGGAGAGATGGTTGCCCTATGTCAAATGTGGGGGGCAGAAGTAATTATCTTTGAACCAAATCCTAAAGTTTGGTCACACTATCCAGCCCTTTGGGAAGCAAATAATCTTACAATGCCAACTGTTTGCATTCCTGGTTTTGCATCAAATCAAAATAATAATTTAACAAGAATATATAAAAATGAATGGCCACCAGAAGCAAACTCTGAAATTGAATCAGCACATGGATTTAAAGAATTACACACAGAAGGAAATGACTACGGACAAATAACTATTGACTCTTGTGTTTATGATCATAATATTAAACCACCGACTGCAATATCTTTAGATGTTGAAGGAAGTGAATGGGCCGTATTAATGGGTGCAGAAAAAGTATTAAAAGAATATAAACCTAAAATTTGGCTTTCTGGTCATCCAGAATTTATGATTATGTATTGGAATAAATATCTTTGGGATCTTAGATATTGGCTAATGGAAATTGGATATAAAGAAACTATTTTAGACTATCAACATGAGGTTCATTTGTATTATGAATCAGTATAAAGCCTATATTTTTTCTACAAACCCACTCGATTCTGCTGACGGCAAATGGGATTATGAATTGCTTAGATCATCTTTTGAGCGTAATAATATAGAACAAGTTGTGGTTACTAGCATTCCTAAAGATGAAAGGGCTTTTGTTGTAATACCTGGCCAGGGAAATGCAGGTAATGAAGAACAAATAAATAAAGAACTATCAAATCTTAATCGTGTTGTATTGTTTATAACTGGAGATGAGCAGGGTTTGTTTAATGTTGATGCAATTAAGCATCCAAGTATAAGTATTTGGATTCAATACCCGCACCAAAAACATGAAAAATATAATAGGTTTTTTATTGGAGTTCCCCAGCATTTAAAAAATAACCTGCCTGATTATCCTATTAAAGATTATGACATTTATTTTGGTGGTCAGATAACTCATCAACGCAGACAGGAGTTAGCCAATGCCATGTCTGCAGTCAAAAACGCCCTGTATTGCCCTACGGAGGGTTTTGCACAGGGAGATGCACCACAAGAGTACTACCGCAAACTAGCAAGCGCAAAAGTTGCTCCAGCCCCATCTGGCGCACAAGTAATAGATTCATTTAGGTTTTTTGAAGCAATAGAAATGTTGACCCTACCAATAGGAGACCGTAAAGATTCGCAGGGCAGAGAAATAAATTTTTATGACTATGTTTATGGAAAAAATATTCCAATAGAATTAACTCATGACTGGAATGAGTTGCCTAACATTTTTGCAGAATTAATGAATGACTATCCAGCAAATCTTCATAAAGCCGTATGTTGGTGGCTAAAATATAAAAGAGATTTTTCTTTTAAGATAATGAGACATTTAAATGAACATTAATGATGTAACTATTATTATGGCTACTTCTGTTATTCCAGATCATCCAAGCACAGAAATGATAGAGCAAACAATTAGTGATATTCGTGTTCATTTTCCACAAAACGAAATCATTATGCAAATAGATGGATTAAGAGAAGAGCAGCAAGATCGCAAACAGGACTATGACGAATACAAAAATCGTATACTTTGGAAGTGTTTGCATGAATATAAAAATATACTTCCTTTTGTTTTTAAAGATCATAGTCATCAAACAAATATGATGAGACAAACAATAAACGAAATTAAAACACCTTTATTATTATACGTAGAGGGGGATGCTCCTTTGACACCAGATAAAAATATAGACTGGCAAAAATGTTTAGATATGTTTGAATCTGGTAAAGCAAATACTATTCGTTTTCACTTTGAAGCCACAATTCCAAATCCTCATAAACATTTGATGATTGAGTTAGAAGATGATTTTATGAAAACTGCACAGTGGAGTCAAAGACCTCACCTTTCTAGAAAAGAGTATTACAAAGATGTTGTACTGCCACAATGTCTGGATAAATTTTTTATAGAAGATACTTTTCATGGTGTAGTTCAAGATGACATGTTCCCTTACAACAGATTTAGTCAAGAGGGCTGGAATAAACATAAACTTTGGATATATCATCCAGAAGGTAACATTAAAAGATCTTATCATCTTGATGGACGCAAAGGTACACGTAAATTTACAACAGATGATAATGTTTGGGGATATAAAGAATGAGACTAGGAATAATAGCAAGATCTGACAATACAGGCCTTGGTACTCAGACTAGAGAACTTGTTAAGATGTTAAATCCTAAAAAAGTTTTGGTTATTGATTCTACCTTCTTTAATAAAAATAAACAAAATTTTGATTGGTATCAAGATTATGATTATACGGTAACACGTGCAGGATTTCCCAAGCGTGGAGAGGTTATTTCTTTTCTCAGAGACTTGGATGTTGTATTGTCTTGTGAAACATTTTATAGTTCTTTATTTGTAGATGTAGCAAGGGATATGGGAGTTAAAACTGTTCTTCAATACAACTATGAATTTTTATTAAATCTAGAACAAAAAGATGCCCCGCTTCCAGATGTTTTGCTTGCTCCAAGCCTATGGAACTTTGAAAAAATGCAGAAACTTTTTGGTGATAAAACTATTCTTACTCACTTACCACCACCAACTGAAATAACATTATTTGATAAATCTAGAACTCACAACATGTCAAGAGTACATAACAGAATACTTCATGTAGGTGGTAAAAAAGCAGCACGGGATAGAAATGGAACAGACACTGTATTAGAAATGCTAAAATATTCTAAAGAAGATTACAACTTAGTTATAACTTCTCAAACTGAATTTGATGGAAAACCAAAAGATTCTAGAGTGTCTTTGCTGCATCAGAATATTAAAAATAGACAAGATTTGTATTATGGTTTTGACGGTATGGTTCTACCAAGAAGATATGCTGGGCTATGCCTTCCAATGAATGAGGCATTGATAAGTGGACTGCCTGTATTTATGACAGACTTATCTCCAAATAATCAAGTTTTGCCAAAAGAATGGCTTGTTAGTGCAACAAAAGTTACAGAATTTAGAGCAAAGTCTACCATAGATGTTTATGGTGCGGATCCTGTAGAGTTAGCAAAACTAATTGATAATTATGTTGGCATGAATAAAAAACTAAAACAACAAATTAAGCGTAATGCTCTTCAGATTGGCATTGAATCTTTTTCCGTAGAAGTTCTTAAAGATAAGTATCTAGAACTTTTTAATTCTTTAAAATAAAAAGCGGGCCTATTTCTAAGCCCGCTTTCTTTTACAGAATAAATAATTACTCTGCAGCCTTCTTCTTTTTAGCCTTAGCCTTGCTAAGTGCTTCCTCAACAGCCTTTGCTGCTGGCATACGACCAAATGCTGGATCGTTTGGATTAACTGCACGTGCTAGTACTGGGATAAGCGCTCCTACGAGTGCTGCCCATAGATCCTTTGGATCTGTTACTCCTGCAACGTAAAGTGCTGATGCTGCACCGACTACTGAACGACCATAGGATGCAAGCATTGCTTTGTGTTCTTTTTTAAGTTCCATTTTTTCCTCCTAGGATAGAACCTTTATTAGTATAGCATAACCAGCCCAAAGACCAATAATTCCTGCGACTCCCGCAAAAACTGGTGGTGCTGGAACTGGCAATTTGAATGCAGCAAATATTAAGCCACATCCAAAACCTGTTAAAACGGACATTACGATTTCTTTCATATCTCCCCCATAATATAATCTTCGTAGTGTTTTTTACAAAAGTCTACGAACCTTGTTTCTGTTGAAGTCAGTTTTTCACTTTCCGTTGTACAATCTTTTACCTCGCACACAGGATAGATATATTGACAAACTTCTTCTGCACTTTTTAATTTAAATTGAATCATTGCTTTGTGTTGGGTTATCTAGCGGAGTTGGAGCAGTAGCAAAAGCACCACAATCATTACACTGAATATCTAAATGATACATTCCTATTGTGTAAGTTTCTGGATCAAAAGATACTAAGGCTCTAAATAATACCCCTCCACAATTAGGGCACGTACAAGTTGGAATTCCTCTAGCGTCTATCAATTGTTTCTTCTGGAAGAAACTTTTTAAGATCTTCCATCTCCTTTGAAATCTTTTTCAAAGCAATATCATATGGTGGCATAGTGCCTTCTATCGCAGCCCCATATTTATTGTAATGGTTAATCTGTGGCTCTACCTCTTGAACAAATTTTTGTAGACCATTTTGCACTTCCTCTATATACTGAAATGCCCAGTCACGAGAATCAGATAAAAATTTTATAAAATTTTGAGTGTGAACATCGGAATCATTTATTGCTGCCGTTGTTTTAAAAAAGTTTTCTTGTGCTTGCTCTAGTTGAGCCTGAGAAATTAAAAGTTTTGCAAACGCCTCTGCTATTTTTTTTGATCTATAAACTGAAAGTGTATACGCAACAGCAAAAGATACAGAAAAAATTCCAAGAATTAATGTTAGAATGTCCATATACCTATTGTACTCTACTTTCATGAGTTACCCAGTAGTATTGACATGGTGTTTTACGATCTGGACAACAGGGGTTGTTCCAAGGACTATTCATAGAACTTTGAAACCGAGCATAATACAAAGGATCTTTTTTAAATAAATTTGCCCTATGTGTTGTAATTACACGCATAAGTTTGTTATTATCAAACATCCAGGAAGGTGGATCGTAGTTCCAACTATCTCCAACCTTGCCCATTAGGACATTTATATTTGATTCATTACCTGCTGTATTTATTCCCCGAAGTTTCGCCTCTTTAACCATCTCAGAAATGTAATAAAATAAGTGCCCCTCATGATTTTTCCACATTAAAACTGCTGGATGATTTCGCCAACCACCAGTTTTTGACATGCCAGAATTTACATTAAGAATCTGATAGCCTTCTAAAATTTGTTTGTTTAGTCTTTTATTATCAAGCAGTTCTGCACACCTTGCAAAGTTTGATGATGGTAAAAATGTTTGCATTATTTTAAAGGCTCTCTTGTTACCATTACGATAGCCCCCTCCATTTCCAAAGCCTTTTTAACTAATGTTACATATTTTACTGCATCTATCTTTTCATCATGACTTAAAGGAAGAAAAGATCGTTCATCTAATTTTATCGTAATAAAGTGCTCATTGTCAATAATAGAAATAGCAAAGTTTTTTGGCGCTGGTATAGAATGAAAAGCCCTACGCATATTATCTGTATACATATTTACTCCATTGTTAATGCTTGCCAAGTGTAAGACCAATCTTTTTTAGTCTTATGATTATTAAATTCTTTTGATATCTCTCCATCTTCTAGGTATACTCCGCCCCATACTCCCCATTCTTTACCAGATACCCCCACTGCAAAACACTTTCTTGCCATAGGGCATGTACGACACAAAGAATCTACGAATTCTCTAGTCTCTGGATTTTCTTCATATGTATCAAAGAAAAGGTTTGTTTCAGATCCCAAACACAAAGCATCATCTTTCCATAAATGTTGCTTCACGTTTACATCCTATACTTATTCGGTATATCCCATCCTTTGGTTGTTACTGGATAAGTTGTCTGGACGTACCATTGACTACCAACCCTAACACCATTAATAGCAGTTCTACCAGCCTGAGTGGGCCGACGATCAACCACATCCCAGCCAATCCAACTCAAGTTTTTATACTTTTTAACTATTTTTTCCATTAAGTCTAAATCTTTTATTTCCATTTATATTCTCTTTTCATAAAAATCTAACCAAGAGTTTCTAAAAACATCCCAGGAAAATTTATTGTTTATTGTTTCTGCTTGACTGCCTGGATCAAATTCTCCCTTTTTGATCATGTCAATTGCTGTAGTTATCTTTTCTTTAAAGATTTCTACGTGTTGTTTTTCTGTTTTACCATCTATATCATATGATATTCCTAATCCATTACCAACTTCTTTAAGAGAGCCAAATGTGCTGTAAACCGATAAACAGTTTGCACTAAGCCCTTCAACAAGAGATAGACAGAATGTTTCATGCCAATTACTCGTATGCATAAATATATGAGAACGAGACATATGATCTAGAACTGTTTTGTGTGGAGTCTTTCCATAAAAATAAAATCTTTGATCTTGTAAGATTTTCTTATTAGCACTATCTGGTTTAATTAAATCTGGAACAATCTCATTAAATATGCTCAATCTAAAATCAACATCTAGTTCTGAAAGAGCAGTAAGACCTATCTCCAAGCCTCTTCCTGGAGAAGAAGTGTATATTAGTTCTGGAACTTTTACATTTTCAAACCTTGACAAATCATTTACTACTGGATCTATAGCATTATATATAACAAGAACCTTGTCTGGATCTATACCAGTTTTCTTTATTACATCCTGCCTGTGATATTCAGAAACAGTTATAATGTATTTTATTTTAGCAAGAAACCTTTTATCTGTAAATATATAATAGAGTTGATAACCAAATTGATCAACAAGATTATGAAGCCATATGATTATCTCTTTAGGTTCATAAACAAGTTCAAAGTAGGACCTATCTGTTTGACCTGGAAGAATTAAGCAGTTATATTCTTTTAGTTGTTGAACATACGGAGCCACATTTTTATGAAAATGCCTAGCCATATATTCAGTACCGCCAAAATACTCTTCTTTATAACAAAAAAATCTTGGATCTTGAGTTGTCATTAGTATCTAAATATCCCCACTTCTTTACCTTTTAATTCTGCATTTGCAATTAACTTTGACACGGCTTGTTTTGGTTTACTTAAAAAGGCAAAGTAATCCATATTATCCATATTTTCTTCAACCCAAGAAAATGGCACCTTGTAATATTTTATCTTTTTGCCTCTAGCCTTCATTCCTCTTTCTGACAGATTACAGAACTCAGAAACCATTGAGTTAATTCTGGCAGGTCCTACAGAATAAACATAGAAATACTCATCTGCTTCTTTCATGCTGGACATTGCTACACCCATAGCACGAAGGAATACATTGTATTCATCAAAATCGCTAGTTCCCTGAACTACCACGTTCATTCTTATCACCCCTACCTAAATTATCCAGTATAAAAAGCATTTTGTCAAGTTCTTTCTTGGACATGCTTGAAGTATCTACTGGTCTTGCGTTTTCAAAATCTGGTCTGCCGTCAATTACATCGGTACTAAAAAAAATATTATCGGATACCCAATATGCTATATCGTCTTCTGTAATAATTATTTTTGTGCTTTGGGACTCTTTTCTTTGCTCAAGTTGAGATTTCTTTTTTGTTTGAGATATTTGTCTTGAAAAAAATTCTTTTAAAAATGCATGGGTATCGCTTTGACGATAAATCACTCTTTTATTAGATATTTTTCTTTTTAAACCAATCCAATATATAATTAAAAAAGAAAACGCTAGTGCCGATGCACCAATAATTGCATATTCCATTTTTATTATTAAGATTTAGTTTTTCTTTCAGCAACTACCTTTGTTGCTGTAACTGGCTGAGAAGTATTTAAAAGTAGTTTGTTATACTTTAACTGCCACTGCAAATTGGATAACTCTAAATCTGATGCTCTTTGTTTGTAGAAAGTAAGAATTTGTTTAATTTCTTCAATACTCAAGTCTTCCATGTACTACCCCCTAGTACTAAATGCGCTACCTTCCCAAGCCTTTTCTGCTTTATTTTTTTCACGCTCTGCAATTTTACGTGACCAAGAAAATCCAGCGTCTCCCCCCCATGCATCCCACATTATGCGACCATTTGAAGGATTGCTACTATTATAGAAGTCTTTTCCCTTTTTGTCAACTTCGTGACGGGAAAAGAAAGAATACATTCTTTTCACAGTAGAAAGAGACATTGCTCTACCAGCAACAATGTCTGTTGCACGTCCCCATCCTACTGGAGTTCCTGCTCCTTTGGCTTTACCCTCGGCTTTCCAGCGCAATGCACGACGTGCTGCTGCCTTCATTCCAGAGGTTGGTGTGTATGTTTCTTCTTTGTGCAGATCTGCTGGCTGCACTACCTTTGTTCTACTTTCCATTTTTCTTTTCTCCATATTTTCCAAGAACTGCTTTTAAAGTTCCATCTTTACGAAGACGAACAATCATTCCGTCTTTAATTTGAACTGCATTAAAAGAATCGTGTCTTTTATATTTTCCAGAAGACATATTATTTCCTAAAAGTTTTTAAATCAAAGACTGATCCAGACCAATCAAATTTCTTTGTGGATCTTGGATGTCCGCTTGGGAATAGGTCTAAATCAAATGGTTTTCTTGGAAATCTGCCACGAAGACCAGCCATAAATGCATTTACTCTACCCATTGCCCACTGTTCTGCACTTGCTACGCTACCACGAACAGAAGATGGATTAGTTCTGTATGCGCCTATACCACGATTATATACTTGTCTTAAAGTACCAACAGTTATTTTTTTATTGCCTTCTTTGCCTTTATTATAATCTTGAACTAATTCTCTTAGTCTTGATTCTACTTTTGCAGATGCTTTTTTTACATCATCGTTATCTTCATCATCATCTTCATCATGCATTGCTTTATCAATAGGCTTAGAAGAAATTCTTAAAGAACTAAAGGGTTTTACAACACGTCTATCTGTTCTAGTCATCTTACCATTTTCATCCATTGCATAAACTCTTACGACAGCAACAGGATTATCTGCAGATGCTTCAACACTTTCATTTGTTCCAGGTAGTTTTACAGTACCAGTTCTCTCAACTCTTTCTACAATTCCATGGGCAGATTCAGTTTTGTCTGGTGGTTTTGGAACAGCAAATAGGACATGATCTCCAACAGATACGCCCTTTGCTTTATCTATACTATTTGATTTTCCAACTGGTACACAATTTGGAACCATTCTTCCATCTTTTTCTTTCATGCCCTGTTGTTCATATCCAACCCAACATGCCTTAGTAATATTGTCCCATTTGTCTTCCTCTTCATTATCAGAATGATAGGACTTCATTGTTTCTTCAGCATCCATTTCATGAGTTTCAATATCTATTTTTTGTGCATCTGCATACATCATGCCAATACTATATGCAGTTGGTTCCCATTCACCATCTTCTTCTTTATAAATCCTAACAGACATTGCAGGATTTTCTGGTGGCATTGATTCAAGAGCATATCTAGTTCCAGGTGTTCCAAGAGTTCCACCCTCAGTCATAATATGTTCAACCATACCATGAACTAAACCTTCTGTGGTTGCACCCATAACAAAATCGCCTTCTTTGATCTGATGCATATTTTTTCCAATATTACCTTCAGAACGATTTATTGCATAGATCTGTGCAGCAGCCTGTGCTCGTGTATCATGGCACCCCATTACCTCATTAGTACCCACTTTGAGGGCAGGGTAGCCAGAACAACCGTAAGACCCTTTAGCACCTACACGATATGGCATAGTAAGATTATATCAGACTTCTCGCTTCTTAAGAAGTCGTTTAATTTCCTCCAAAGACCATCTCTGCTGCTTTGTTAGTTTGTTTAGTTCTTCATCTATAAAAGCCTTATCTGTTAACCTGACTATGGGCTCCTCAAGCAGAAGGTCTACATTTACAAAACCTTTTTCCCACAGCCCCATAATTTCAGAGTTAACAAAGTTTAAATGATCGTTATACAACTGAACATTTATTTTTTTCATTTTAGGCGTGAAGGTATACAGAAGTTCCCCAGTATCTGAATCCACACCAGCGACCTCAAGACCTCCCGAAAGAACTAATTTTTCTATATCGTTAGTTTCGTCATTCATTTTATAAAATTCTCCAATTGATCTTGTGTTTGAGCACCAATGATTCTATCTTTTTCTATACCGTCTTCAAATAAAATAAAAGTAGGGACAGATTTTATTTCAAAATGCTTAACAAGATCTCCAGAATCATCTACATCAATTATTTGAAAAAGAGCATTTTGTTGATCATGATTTAATTTTTCAACTATCGGTCTTGTTTTTTTACAAGGCTGACACCACTCTGCAGTAAAGTAGTATACAGTTTTCATTTTCCAGACTTTGCTCTGGCTGCTTTTAGTAATTCAAAATCTTTTACTTTGGTATCTCCCATATATCCCCAAGCATAGCCATCATTGATCATCTTATCATTTAAAGATTCTGTATCCCCATTGATATATACCCAGCCTAAAATGCGACCATACTTCTCAGATGAGTCCATCTTTTCAGTTTTGATAACAACAGACTTTGCATCTTTTAAGTGTTTCTTTAAATATTCTTTAGACTCAAGCCCAAGAGTCTTTTCCTTAAGATCTTTGGTGCGTGACTCTGGAGTATCAATACCAGCCAGCCTAACACGAGACGCAAACAAAATATCAAACCCTAAATCAATAATGACGTCAATAGTGTCTCCATCTACTACGTTCTCTACCTTTTTTACATAATATTCATACATTAGTTTGCACTTCCTATGGCTTTATTTTCAATTAGTCTTTCACGTTCATCTGTAACCTCAAGCATAAAAGACATCATCTTTGTATATGCATCTGGGTTATTCATAATTTTTTCATAATGGTGTCCACAAAACATTAGGTCTCCAGTAGAACCTTTAACAGAAACATAAGCCTGTGCCCCACAACTATCGCATCTATCGGTAGCCTTAAGGCTCCATTCTTTTTGCTTTACGCTGGGATGATCTTTTACTATTAGACTCATGATCTAAGTATATCTCTACTTTCTATTGTCAGTTGAATAAAATCCAGAACCATTAAACATTACACTAGGAGCAGAATTCCACACTCTCGTCATGCTTTTTGAGCAACAGACTGGCTCTCTATCTTCGCCAAAACCTCGCTCAAATTCAATTACAGAGTAGCAAGTATTACACTTATAGTCATACTTGGGCATCATTTCTCCTTTTGTACCTAACAATTATAGCATTATGCAGTTTGCTTTGTCAATCTATTATGAGTTCTAATTCTGTGACAATTGGCACAAACCACTTCGCATTTTTTAATTTCTTTAAGAATTGCTTTCCATGAAAAACCATCATGAATCATTCTAGAGACATTATATTTTTTATCTCTTAAATGATCAAAATCTAATACTATATGATTTTTTTCTCCACAGTCGGCGCATCCGCTGGTCTGTTTAATCTCTGCCAGCCTTTTTTTATACTGCTGCTTCGTTTTTGTTGCTAATTCTTTTTCAGTCATAGCAATTACATTATAGCAAAGATTGTTTAAGCCCCGCATAGGAATTCAAGCACGAAGGCCGAATTTAAGGAAAAGGTAACTAATCCATCCCAAGGCCTATGCGGGGACTTCTATTATACTTTATTACTTCTTTGCAACTTTGATAGCAATTTCCTTTGGCTTCTTTTCCTCTGGAACAATGCGATCAATGTCAATATGAAGCATTCCGTCTTTCATCTCTGCTCCAGTTACTTCCATATATTCACCTAGAGCAAATGTTCGGGTAAACTTGCGTGTTGCAATACCCTTATGAATTGCCTCACCTGCAGTTTCTGTAGTGATTTCTCCTTTAACTACAAGAGTTCCATCCTCAACAGTTACTTTTACTTCATCTTTTGTGAAGCCAGCAACTGCTACAGATAACTTATAGGTATCTTCATCTACCTTAATTAAGTCATAAGGTGGATAAGATTGACGTGTTGCAGCATTATGTACGTGATTAAAACGGTTCAACTCACGGTTGAAACCAATAAAAAATGGATCTTTGAAAAGATCCAGTGTATACGAACTTACCATATTTTTTCTCCTTTTCAGCGAGTAAGTAGTGCACCCCCTTTTGGCAGGTGCACTAACTATTATACCACTACCCTAAAACATTGACAAATAGACTTGTCTTTACCCCGTTACCCTCAGCATACTTTCCAATAGATTTTAGATAGTCATATGTTGTTTGATAACTACCCTTGTAATTTTTTGCCCAGTATGCAGAAAATGCAGCGGTAGCAGCAGAAGTTCCCATCGCCCTACCAATACTTGTATTGTATGTACCCAGAGCATAGAAGTCTAAGTCTGGACCACCATTACTATAATTTTCTACATTACCACGCTCTCCTACTGATCCGACAGCAACTGCTTCAGGAGTACATGCTGGTGTGTCAACACGAGCAGTATCATAATTATTTCCTGCAGCAAATACTGTGGCTACACCAAGTCCTTGAAGAGAAATAATACTTTCTCTAAGTGCTTGATTAATTGGACAATAGTTTGCACCAGTTCTTAAACGTGTGTGATTTCCTACAGATGCAGAAACTGCAACAATGTTAAACTTAGTTTTATTTGCAGAAACCCACTTTAAAGCCTCGTTAACAAGATTATCGTCATAATATCCTTGACGACCTGTGTTTGTCATTGAAACCACACGAATAAAAACAATATTCATGTCTTTATTAACAGCAGATGCAATTGTTGACATAATAGTTCCATGCTGAAAACCATTCCTGTATAGTTGTGATGCAGGAAGACTTGCTGCTCCTGAACCCTCCATAAATGCCTTTCTGTTTGGACAACGCATTTCGTAAAGAATGCATACTTCGTGAATTACATTTATCCTTGATGTATCAATTGCTGTATCAATAATTGCAATTGCTGGTTTTTCATTTGCTGATACCGCTGGCAAAAATGCAGCAATAAACAGCATTGTTAATAACCCCACTATTTTTTTCATTGCTCTCCTTATATCATTATTCTAATGACGTGCTGACATGGGTCGCCCCCTGCTTCCCATTCTTCTAACTCTTCTTCACTCATATACTGATAGCCACCATCATGAGTATTACAAAAAGGTTCTGTTACCCAACCTCTTTCAATACCATTTTGTAGCCAGATGCGAAACTCCTGATCTTCTGGAGTTAGATCTTCTTCATAAGTATGATTCATATATTTAGTATATACCTAAATGCTTAGTATGTCAATCGGACCTTTGCAAGATGGGGAGTGATTAATTGCAGCCTGTACTGCTGCTGCTGCTCTTTTTCGTGTATCTTTGGTTTTTTGTGTCGCATAAAGAGAACCTAGCGCAATATCTCCGCCAGAACCCATAGTTACATAGTCTTGTTCGTATTGCGTTAAAGACATATCGCCAGAACTGTGCTCATATATTTTTCCACGAACACAAATTATCATACCAAAGTCAGCAGTTGATGTTGTATCTACCCACCACTCCTCATAAAATTTTCTTAGAGATTTAAGGAATCTACTATACATAAATTTATCAACACTTCCACGACCTTCAAATTCTGGCGGTACAAATAAATGCCTTATTCTATCTCCATCCATAGATCCAGCATATCCAAATAGATATCCTTCTTTTTTCCAAATCTTTGGACTAGATCCAACAGCAATAGAATTATCATCTGATATACCACGATCTCCAGCCATCCAGATTTTGTTATCTAGTGCATCTCTTACAGCAACTATGCAGGTCAAAAGAGCCCCTCCCCAAGTTAGTATTTAGTATATCACTTGATTAAAAATATGTCAATTATTTAATATCTTGTCCACATTCTGGACATGTCTTAGGTTTCTTAACAGTCTTATTAGGCTTTGTAGATTCATCAGATTTCTTTAATGCTGCCCCACCAAATTTTGGGCGACCAAAACCTACGATAGAAATCATTACATTCTTTTTATTTTTTTTATAGGCACGGAGTTGCTTACAAACCTCTCCACCATTTCTCTGACTGCCCTTTTTATTGCTTGAAGTATTACCCTCAATGCACCAAACAGTACCATCGCCATTATCTTCAATAACAATACCTACGTGAGAAATTCTATCGACACCGTCTGATGGGAAATCAAAATAGGCGATATCTCCTGGTTCTGGATCTGCTAAGTCTCCATCAATCCATGAGCCTGCTTTCTTAAATGCAGCAGCACCACTTGGAGTATAAACAGTATTGGGAACCTTTACGCCTGCCTCATTTGCACACCACATAACAAATGAACCACACCATGGTTGAAAATTGGCCTTAGCAAATTTACCATATTTAGTTTCATTATCTTTCGGACCTTCAATAGTTCCAACTTCACCCTTGGCTACTTCAATTAATTTTTCTGCTGTTCCCATTTCTGCCATGATTAATCCTTATCCCAATCAGTATCTACTGGCTGCTCTTCTGGCATAGCGCCATCTGGTTTTTTAGCAAGTCTTGCTCTAACTTCATCAAGTTCTGCATCAAGTTTATCTTCAGCCATTCTAATTTCTGAATCTACTTTTTTATTATCTACTTGTGCTTGCATAATATCTTTTGCTCCACTTTGCCCAATCAACAAACCAGCAAGTGTTCCTGTGATAAATGTCGCTACTGATCCCAACACATTGAAGAACATCTTGTCATTTTCTGACTGTGCTCCAATTGGTTGGGTTACAAATATAAGAGCGTACAAAATTCCTAATGATGTCGCTAATAAAATTGTTCCAAGCGTTATACCAAGAATAAACTTAAGTCGTGCGTCAAGATCCTGCGGTGTTAATCTTTCTCTTTTACTCATCCTGTTTTCCTATCAAGTCTTTTGTACAAGTTCCTGTAGCCTCACATATAGGTGGGTTACACTCTGCCTTTTCCCAGTTTGCTGGATCCTGGCAAGGATAGCGATAGTGACCGTCATACCCGCAACCACCAAGGCCTAATACAAGTATACACGATAATAAAATATGAGGAATTTTCATATCTATATTATACCAAGTTATTCTTTCTCTTCACGAAGCGGGATGGTGATAAGCCATAGGGCTATTGATATTAATGTTGCTACTCCCACCACCTGCTGGGCGGTACCTGTAAGGGTAAGCCAAGCAATAAAGAAGCCAAGGATGGTAAATACTTGGGCTATACTCTCAATAATAGCAGCCTTAAACCATTTAAAGAGTCCTTTAACTACCTTCTTAATCATGTTCATATTATAACCTCCTTAGTGACATAACTGAACTAACAATATTTCCTACCAAAATAACAGGAATAACTACCTCTTGAACTTTTTCTCTTTGATCGTCTGTCATATCTTTACCCCATTCTGTTGGGCTTAACAACTTATCTAAATCTATATCAGTTAATACTCCAAGTGGGTCTGCCAAAAATGCTTCTGCCTGTACCTCAGTAACAGCATCCGCTAATGTATATGGCATGGGAGCATCTTCATTTTGTGCTACCTTGTCGGCAAATTGAACTACGGCTGCTGCTACTGCAGGATTTTCTTTTGCTACTTCTGCAATAAGGGCAACTTCTTCTGCCTTAATGCCAAGATCTTTTGCTAATTCTTTTTTAGCCTCTGGATTTAATTCAGTTAAAAAGTTAGATACTGCTGACATTAATTTAGAATCATTAACAGCAATTAATTTATTTAATTTTTTAAGTTCCTCGTCAGAAATAGGACTGCTATCCGTGTTATCATTATCTGGTGCTATTACAGAATCTTCGTCAACAGGTTGCTCAGGTTCAGTCTCTTGAACTGGATCTGTTTCCTCTGGCTGAGATGAAGGCTCTTCTGAAGGTTCTGGAGTTGGATCAGTCTCTTCATCTACCCCACCTGTTGTATCAGGACTTGGAGAAGGAGTGGGATCTTCTGGTTCAGTTTGCTCTTCATCATCAGGGAATCTTGGATCCTCTGGCGTAATAATTTCTGGATCAACCTCAACATCAGGGTCAGGCAAATCTGTTTCATTTGTAGACTCAGGACTTGGCTCTGGACTTGGATCAATAGGTTCTGGTAGTTCTGGGTCTGGCTCACTTAATGTGTCCCCATTAATAGAAGCAATAAGATTATTAAGGTCTGATATTTCTGAAGCCAATTGCGCTGCCTCTGCTACCTGCTCTTGCTGCTCTTCGGGCGTTATAGGGGCTTCTGTGGGTGTTGGAGAGGGTTCTGGGGATGGTTGCTGGGTAGGTGTAGGGGAAGGCTCTGAAATAGGCTCTGCCTGCAGTGTAGGGGCAGGTGCATTAGGAGAAACCTGTGTAGCACCCCAAGCCTCAAGTGATACTATGGATCCATCATGAAGCCTTACACCTGTTCTAAGATTTTGATATTCAGGACCTTGATAACTATAGGACACCGCTAAACCGCCAGTATTAGTAATAGCCACTAATATATTTACTGTACTTGGTTGTGCCCCATAGTTACCAAATGGGACCATATTTAGATTTAATTGAAATCCGCCCTCTGAATAATATATATCCAAACCAGATGTATTGCTTACTCCTGGATACCAGTCCATTGAATATAAGGAGATAGATGGTGTAGATGGATAGGTATGAAATGTACCGTCAGGTTGTCCAAATGTAATTACTGAGTTAGTTGTAGCATAAATGTTTTCATACTGTACCCCGTCAAAAGTTACGGTAGTTGCAATTGGTATTTGATAAGATATGTCGTCACCTGAGCAAGTATCCATATGATGCACTGTAGGTTCGGCATCACCATTATATGCTGCTGCTATGGTTTGTGATTGTATAAAGTTTACACAGGTTGCGTTAGCGTTTTCTGGAAGCCATAGGTTAAAACCAAATGCTAATAAAGTTGCTGTTAATATTCTGGTTAATTTCTTAATAGTCCTTTCTGCCTCCAGATTTAATAAGACTATTATAACATTTTATTTAAAAAGAAAAGGGAGCCAGTCTTCTGACTCCCAAATCTTTTAATTTGTTAATTACTTAACAAGTGTAACCTTTGCAGTTGGATTCTTTGCATTCCACTTCTTAGCGAGTGCATTGAAAGCCTTCTTCAAGTCAGCAAGAGCCTTAGCATTATCTGCCTTGACCTTATCTAGTTCTGCCTTTGCAGCAGCCTGTGCATCAGCAAGAGCCTTGTCTGCAGCAACCTTAGCGGTTACAGCATCAGCCTTAGCCTTAGCCAATTCTGCAGCAGCAGTAATTGCAGCAGCAGCAGCCTTGTCTTGTTCTGCTTTTACAGCAGCAGCAAGAGCAGTAGCAGCAGCAGTTGCATCAGCAGCACGACCAGCCTTTTCTGCAGCAAGTGCAGCGTTAGCAGCAGCAAGAGCAGTAGCAAGATCAGACACTGTTACGATTGCAGTCTGTGAAGTTGTTGCCAACTTAATTGTTGGAACAGATGTTGGAGCAGCAATAGATGCACCGACAGCAACGGTTCCAGCAGCAGCAGGAAGTGAGATCTCTGATGTGTAACGACCTGTTACAAGAGCATCAGCAGTTACTGTTCCAGCAGTTGCGCCACCAAGAGTAGTAACAGTTACTGTATCAGCAACAGCGTTGCCGAAAATATCTGCTACATCAAGAGTTGCAGTTACCTTGCCAGAAATATTTCCTGAAGCAGGGATTGACATCTTAAGTTCATATGCAGGACCTGCAACACCCTTAAGATAAATTGTTGTGCTTGCACCAGTTACAGAAACTGTAACAGCAGATGCAGCAGTACTTGTTGTATATGCATATACAGTCGCTGTTGTTGAAGCAGGTGTGACTGTGATTGATGAGGATCCAGCAGATGCATTAACTGTTGAACCAATTGCAGAGACGAGGCGTGTGTTAGCACCAACTGCAGTAAATGTTACTGGTGTTCCAGCAACAACTGTAGCGGTGATAAGAAGTGCTTCGTTATTTGTAGCAGTTGTGGTATCTGCAACGCTTACTACGTTGTCAGATGGAACCTTAACTGTAAATGGTGAGGCTGCAGTACCTGCGCCAGAAACTTCAGTGGTTACGTCTACTGAAACGGTATTGGCACTTGCAGGTGTCACTACGAGTGTGCTCGATGCCAAGGCTGCAACCATGACAAGGGCGATCTTCTTAAATGAATTCATTTTTCTCCTTTTATTATTCATTTTATTTATATTGTTTTTAGTCTATCCAAATAGTCATTTATTTCTTCTATTTGACTAGGTTTATATTGTATCACGTTCTCAGGGAGCGTGTCAACTCTACGTGGTTTGTCTCTAAATGTATGAACTTCAACTTCAAGGTTTTGATCTTTTGGGGTATATGATATCGCCCCAAAAATAGACCCGCAAACTGCATCTGCTAAGTCTTTAGATAATTTTCTTGGGTGATCAACATTTTTACCATTTTTTGTTATTTTTAATTCTGTAAGTTCTTCAAACAAAAGTTCTATAGACGGCATGACAAGACGTTCTTCATATACCAACATTGCCATATCTTCGTATTGTTTTTTAGACACAGACACTGTATCGGTTTTCATTCCTACGGACTTAAGTTCATTTTGAATATCAAATGATTGCCATCTATCAAAAGTAACCATTCCTATATTAAAGCCTAATCTTCTTAAATTTTGAATCCATTGTTTAACTTCAGATAAATTAACTGGACCTTCTACTTTTGGTTCCCACCAAGCAACGGCATCAACAACTACAATTGGTGATATTTCTTCATAATTTTTAATAACTTGAACGCTTACCCATTTATCTACGTGTGCAATAGCAACAGCACATTTGTCATGTCTTTGTGCAAGGTCAGCATGAACATAATAAACTTTATCTGGATCAGGCTTAAAACTTGTTTCAAATCTTCTAAATTGATCAAGTGGATTTCTTATTGTCATACAAGCACGAACCTTATCTGCTTGTTTAAAAAAAGCATCAGATGCATAAGTTGGTACGCAAGCAAAACGCATCATTGCATCACCTAGGTCTGTCATAAAAGCAATTTTAAAATCATCAATTTTTCTAGTTGGATTAACTTCCCAAGTTGCTCTTTTTAACGCAAAAACTCCAGGATATTTATAAGAACTTATCTCATCATAATCCCAAGATATCTCAAACCAATTATCTGCATCATCTTCTGGAAGCAAAGGATTAATTATATATCTATGTGTTTTAGTTATAGTTTCTTTTTCTGCAATTACAGAATCATATCTTTCTGAAATAAAATCCCCATTATAGCGGGGGAATGAAAGAAGAACTACCTTTCCAAGATCTGGAAAACGAGAATCAACAGAGCCACGGAAGGCCTTATAGATATTATCAGCAGTCTTACCTTGTTCATTTCCTGTCATTACTTCAGAAGCAAATCCAGAAATCTCATCAAGAACAGCAAGCAAAAGGTTTAAACCTTCATGAGATTCTCTTTCTGAGTGCCCAGAATACACTGTAATTGATTTATTAAATCCAATGGAATCCACCTTGGCCTCATACTTACCAGCAAACCATGGTGATCTTTCAATCTTAGTTTTAAATCCTTTGAAGAAAACATTCTTAGCCTGTTGTGCGTTAATAGCAACATTGATAAGGTCTATGGCATCTCCAGAGGGTTTGCCGAAATATCTGGCTGGATCCTTAAGGCATAGTAACTTATACACAATGTAAGCACAAGCAACTGTAGAAGTAAAATCTTTTCCACTACCCTTGCCAAGTTGGAGGATAATTTCATTCTTAGTATATTTTTCATAATATTCTTCTCCTTCTTTTTCTCCCATCAGTTCTTGCAAATCTTCTTTGCGATATATCTGACTCATTGCTTGAACAATATCATACTGAATATCAGACAAAGGTGGTTGCCCTAAATATTCTGGAGACTCTACAAATGTTTTTGCATCTACTGGATTTTCTTCAAAATAATTATCCTTAAGTGCTTCAATAAAATCATCAAACATCGTGGACAATTGTAATCACTTCATCTCTTTTAGCAATATCAGAAAGCCTACGCATAATTTCATCACGAACTTCTGGATACTCAGCAGCAATATCACGAAGAATTGACATCAAAACGTCTTGTCTTCTTTCTATCTGTATCATTTCTTCTGCTAATTCTTTGTTTTCAAGAAGACCTGCTTTTTGTAGCATATCAATTCTTTTTGCTTCAATATCCATTACTAGTTTAATTGCCTGTGTTTTTGCACCTAAATTATTTGTTAGGGTTGCTTCAGATATAACTTCATGTGCTAATAATTTTAAATTATCATAATGTGTATCTGCAATCGCAAGTGCTTCTTTTGCTCTGCCACGAATAGCATCATTAGCAGATGCCATTACCTTCCACTCATTTATATGCTGTACAACCTTATTTCTTGGAATAGAAAGATCTTTAGAAATTTTTGTAGGATCATTTCCCTTTAAATATTCTGCAACAACATTATTTATTTCATCTAAGTGTTTTACTAAATCTTCTTCAGTTGACATCTTTATCCTTTGCTATCTTTAATAATACCAAATATCCAATTAGATCATCAATGTCGTTGTCGCCTATATATTCTGTGCCACGCATAATTCTACTTAACTTATCATCAATACGGACATGCAGTTGTTCTCTGGCATCAGCCTTGCTAAAAATACGAATTGGATCAAGAGCAGAATTTCCATATGCTATATTTTTTCTAATAAGCATATGAGCAATCTCATGTGTTGTTTCCCATATTTTATGACCTGCAGATGTTCCCACAGTTAATAAATATAAATCCTCACAATTAAATCTTTTAGAATCGGGAAATACTGGGTTCATCTTTTTGACTTCCTTAATCCAAATTTTGCAAGATATACGTATATTGTTTCCACAGTTACACCGCACTCCTTTGCAATATCTTCTGGAGATTTCTTGTCAAAATGATATCTCTTTTTAAGCCATAATTCATTTGAATATAGTTTAGCACTCATAGTTATTCCTTGTCAACTCCAATAGCCTTTTCCCAATTATTTATAGACCAATGTCCGATTCCGCATGCGTCTGCAACATCATTATCTGTTATTTTTTTGTCATAAATAACATCTAATAATTTTATTGTTCTTTGCTTTCTAAAATCTCTTTCATATGATTTATACCATGAATCTGATTTGCCTGGATTTGATAATCTTATTTTTATTTGTTCTTCTTTTGTTAATCTTTTATTTCCAATATAGTTTTGCCACGTTATTGGAGAAACCTTTCCTATTATTTTTATACCAGATAATCCTGCTCCTCCAAGTATTCCACCTTGGATTAGGGCAAGATCTGCTGCAGTTTTTGGAGAATTCATAAAAACTGTATGCTCAATAACTATTGCTTCAACTAGGTTATAATGATCAAACAATGCTTTAGATTTCTTACAAGCATCTGTTATTTTTTCATATATATCTTTACCGCTAAATGTTATTTTCCCATAGCAGTCTAACTTTTTATATGAGTAAATTGCAAAAGCAAGATTATTGGTACTGGCATCAATAGAACAAATCACTCCAGGGATTTTTGGTAAAACGCTGTTTGCGTATCTATCTGTTTCTTTTGCTTTTGTCATTTGATAAACCTTTAATCTCTTTAATTGCTTTTTTTACATCTCCAGGATTTATAGAGCATTTTGTACATAATGGATCATCATTATATATTGATAACTTAGATCCACAGTCCTTACATGCTCTATTTTTTCCTTTTCTTTTTTGTCTTCTCGTTTGTATATATCTTTGTGCAATTTTTTCTTTAGTAGCATACTCTCTACATTGTTCTGAACAATATATTTGATATGAAACTACTGATTCAAAGTTATGATCACACCATTTACAGTTCTTCATTTTCTAATAACTCCAGAGGTTTAATTTTAATTACCCCTGTCCCTGCTTCGGCACATGCTTTTTGAATTGGACAAACTTTACATATCTTAGAATTAGATCGATAAGGCTTCTGAGGAAGTTGATTATCTTTCCAATTTTTATATACATCTTTCATCCAATCAAATGCCTGGTCTACCCACCGACGGTAATGATCGTTTACTACTATTGGTAAAGTCAACAACTCATGATTATTTTTATTTTCATAAATCATTACACCCTTGCCGACTTTCCAAACTTTCATATAGATAAGCAATTGCATAAGATGTCCCATCTTTGGCTTTCTGCTATTCTTTTTATACTCAAATCCTTCATTTGAGATTGTTTTAATTTCACCAATTACTCTTTCGTTATTTATATTAAGCATAACATCTCCATAGCCATCAAATGGAGGATCTTCTGTCTTTACTCTAAACTCCATTGCTGGATGTGTTTGCTTATTATATTTTCTTGGTAGTGGATCCATCTCCATTGTCTCATCCAAAAGACCAGAAGCCTCTATTGCTTCTTGAATTCTTCCGTGACCTAATGTTCCATTAGTTCTATTTGCTACACCGTGTGCGTCAGAATTGTCATGAAATACAGCGCCATCAAAAGCAAGGTGCCAAAATCTTGGACATTCTCCAGCACCATACGTTAATGTGGATGCAGAAAAATTACTCTTTTTACTAAACTTTGGTTTAGTTTTAGTTAAATATCCAGACTCAATTTTTTCTACTAAGCCATCTATAAAACTTGTATCTTCTGTAGATACTTTATTTTTACTATTTCCTTTTAGCATTACCTGTTGTAATAAATTTTTAGCCATGTTTTCCTTTGTTTAAACTAATTATATCAGATCTCATCTAGTTATATATTTTAATGCTGACACTAAATTGTTAATTGATTCTGCTGCCGTGTAGTATATATTTTTTTGACTACGATTAGACTTATCCACGTTGGCCATCCAAGTTGCACGTAGTGCCATTTTAGATGCTATTGCCTGAAGTCTAACAATTTCTAAAGTAGCAACATTCATTGGAATGTCTGGCTTTAGTATTAATTTTGCAATTACAGTAAGTGCTGTAGTAAGTTCTTCATCCTTCATGTACTCTGATATTTCTGAGAGTCCATTTATCATTTCTAGTGTAGTTTGTTGTTGTTCCATTACCCCATCGATTCTGTTGGTATTCCATCTCGCAAACCATCTTCCGCCCATAATTTAAAAGCAGCCTGCATATCTGATCTTGATTGTAATTTATCTAAATACTCTCTTCTTTTCTCTGGATATTTTTCTGGATCTATTGGATTTTCTTCATTAGTAAATCTGTAACTATTTGTAGGGCAATAATCCATACTAATAATCTCACAAAACTCTCCATCTTTAAATTTACGCTTTGGTCTCCAATGTATTTGATTTACTGCACTAAATACTATGGTTTGTCCTGGGCCAAGGGTATACCTGGTAAAGTTTCCAGTATCATTCCAGTTTCCAACATATAAGTCCCACTCTATGTTTGTATCTGGACAATAATTAATTGTTACCAAGTTTTCATCTGCATCTAAATGTGGTGGTAACGCTGGACTGTTGTCCCCATAACCATATTTTAAGTTATAGTCTATATAGTTCCAATGGCATAATGCTATATCTTTTTTGTATAATGGTTTTGCAATTTTATCTAGCACTGCCTCACAATCTTCTGGCATATCAAATTCAATTAAAACTCTTGACATGTTTTTTGCTATTTTAGGCTGAAACCTACTTTTAAATGGAGAATTTCTAATATATCCATCTTCTATTCTATCTCCTATAACAAATGGTTCAAGTTTACGATTTTCTTGAATTAAATTCATTATTCTTGACTTTTGATCTTCTGTAAATAAATTATCTACATAAAATGGCAAGGGCTTATTATATTTATCAAACCCAGTTAAATAATCATGAAGTTGAGCCATTTGTCCATCCCCCTGCATCAAAATATGCTTTGCGATAAGCATTAACCTTTTCATCCATAATCTTATTTAAGCCTTCTTCTTTTGGCCCAGAAGTTGGATCTGAGAAGTGGCAAAAAATCATCTCTACAAAATCACCATCTTTAAATAGGGTTGGTTTTCTCCAATGCACTTGGTGAGTTCCACTAAAGGTTACAGCCTGATTATCTTTTAAAACAAACTCCTTATCTGGCTCAACTACAAGTGGCCAACTAATGTTTGAACTTAATTGATAGTCAAATGTAAATCTGGGTTCCTTAAATGTTTCATCATAATGCGGAAATAATGATGGCTTAAAATGAAATTTTCCACAATTACTTGTTACATTTTCATATCTAGCAAAACAGTGTTCTGTTAATACTAAATTATCGTTTCCACTAACAAGACGGGCTACTTTGGTAAACTTTTTTACAACCTCTACTTCAAGTTGTATAAATAGGTTAGCCTGACAATGTTCCTGAACAAAGTTACCGCCAGTACTTCTAGAAATAGAGGCCCTTACAGAATCTATCCCATCCTGATTTAGTATATCGTCTACTATTACATTATTTTCATTATATTTCATTTTATACCTCCGTTATAGTTTTCTATAAAATCATAAATTTCTTTTTCTGAATATGCTGTATGCTCTATGTTTCTATTTTCTAATGCTATATGAAAAAACAACATTTTTACATATTCATCATCGTTCCACTGCTTCTTTTGTCTCCAATGATAATTTTTAGTTGTTATTATTCCTAAAGCGTCATTATTATTTAACTCATATAAATCTTTGTTAATTCCTATAGCCCAAGATGTATTTGCGTCTAGTTGATAGTCTAAGACAAAATCACTTTCACCTGGAGCATCTTTGTGTGGATTAAGATACGGATTACCACCGTATTTTTTATTATATTCAACATATGTCACACCAACAACGGATCTAACGTTTATTCCAAAATTAGATAAAATATCAGTTGCACATTTCTTTGCAGATAAAATAATATCATCATCAAGTTCTAATCTATCAATATCTAGTCTAGACAATAGTTCTTTTTTGATTGCAATAAATTTTTTATCACTTGGATATTGGTGGCCCATTTTTGAATCATACCATTCCACTATTTCACGATTTTCAAATTCTTTATTTATACTTTTATATATTCTTAAAATTTGCTCATCAGAAAAAATATTAGATTTAACAAGTGTCATATATATATTATACCCTATCAACCAAGGACTCTAATAGGTCAAACTCTAATATTACTAACCTAGTCTTTTTATTGCCTTCACCTAAAACAACAACTATTGCTGGGTCATTATTATTCCTAATGGCATCTGTAGTTGCCTTAGCCCACACATCTTGATTTAATGTAAATGACTTTTTATTTTCTTTAAAATCTATAGTAAAGTTATTCCAGGTAGCGTCTCCCTTTTTAATACCACGCCCAGAATTTTTATGTTGTTTGGCACCAATTCTTTTACTTTCATTCTTTTCGCTCATGGACCCTCTTTTTTTTATATCCTACCTTAAATAATTCAACCTCAGATAAATGTTTATCAGAACACATCCAAGATGCCATTCCAGTTGTAAAATATATACGAATAGTCTTTACTTCTTTTTTGCATACTTTACAAGGAAATTTTCCTTCATAAATACTATATTTATCCACTAATCTTGGCCTTAATCATTTCTTGTAGATCTAAGTCCTCTCTTACTCTATTAACAAAACCATCTCTGCCTTGTACCTTTGTGCCGTCTGGCAATAAGTACCATGCTCCAGTTCTTTCAACTATTCCCATTAGTTCAGCAGTGTCAACAAGATCAGCGATAGCATCAATACCCAAAGTATCGCCTCTAAAATAGAAATCATATTCACCAGACTGAAAAGCAGGAGAAGTTTTAGAAAACTGTAACTCCCATCTAATCTTTCTACCAACTTTTTCTTCAATAGCCTTGTCACCAACATATATTTTTCCTTTCAATGCTTGATTTTCTGATTCAGAAGAAAATAATTTAATTACAGTAGATGAGTAAAACTTTGTTGCTTGTCCGCCAGTTGGCTGTTGACTTGTATACATTGCATTAATATTATTTCTTGACTGACTAATTAAAAGTAATAACGTAGGCTTAACTTTATTATTTGCATAGTTAAGCATTTTCCATGCATTACTAAAATCACGAGACTCTGCTCCAATTTGTTTAGTATTCTCTAATTGTTTTAACTCAGTAGAATCTTTTTCAAAATAAATAGCAGGAAGCAAAGAAGTAATTGAATCAACCACAATAATATCAACACCAGCCTCTATTAGATTTACTCCTACATCTACCATCTCATTAATTGTTCTAGCCTGAGACACTATTAATTTAGATGTGTCTACACCTAACTTAGCAGCCCATTCTTTATCATAAGACATTTCTGCATCTATCCAAGCACAGATCTTTCCTTCTTTCTGTGCCAAGGCAATTGTTTGTAAGCATAATGATGATTTAGCACTTGACTTGCTCCCCCAAACTAATACCTGCCTACCATATGGAAGTCCTCCATTAAGTGCACGATTAAGTCCATAACTTGGTGTTGCCGCATATTCTGTTTTTGGTACTTCGTCTCCAACTAAAATACTTTTTCTTAATTTAGGGTTTAGTTGTGCTATCACATCTTCAATACTAACCGACATTTATATCCTCCAATATAACAGTTCCGTCTTTTGTTTTTCCAAATTCAAATTTGTAAGCATGGCCTTCTTCAATTTTCATGTATGCCTTTGCGAATGCAGTAGGAAATACTGTTACCGAATGTAGTTCTCTAGATGTATCTGCAAGGGTTAAAGATGCCATCTTTTTCCCTGCCTTTGTTATTCTTGGTTTAAAAGAAACAACAAATAACTCTTCATCTTTATATGGTAACATTCTATAATTTAAAAATTTAATTAATGCTGCATCAGAATTCTTTATCTCGTCTACAGGAATAGCAGAAACAATTCTATTATCAGTACACAGTACAATATAACTTCTTCCAGCCTCAATGGTAGTCTGTTCTTCATCAAATACACCTATGCTGCCAGTCTTATCTAAAATTTCTACACGACTCCAACCTTTGCCACGCTTAATGCCCTTTACCATTCCCATTAAAATGAAAGATCCCTTTTCTTCAAAATCTTCTACAGAATTTATAAAGGCATGATAATGCGATGGAACAGTTTGTGTAAATTCTGGCAATCCCAAATACTCATAAAGATTTTCACGAAGTTCGTTATCGTTTCTTGGATTGTCTGGAAATGTTACAGCACCAATAATTCTTAATGCCTCAAGTGCTCGACTATTTACTCCATTGCCTTTGGTAAATGTAAAATCTCTAACTTCCTGAAAAGACTTAAAAGGTCGTGCCGATATATATCGTTCTGCAATTTTATCAGAGATAAACTTGATCCCCGACAATCCAAACCGAATACCCTTACCCTCAATTTTAAAATCAATATCCGAATCGTTAATGTGAGGTAGTTTAATGCTAATCCCCATTCTTTTCGCTTCAATAAGATATTCAGTTCTCGCATCTTTGTCCCTTTCGTTTTTAAGCAATGAGTACATAAACTCAATTGGATAATAATATTTTAGCCATGCCGTCCAATACGAGAGCGTAGAATAAGCAACCGCATGAGACTTGTTGAACGAATAGCCCGCATGCGCCTCAAAGTCATGCCATAAATCACGAGCCTGATTAGGGCTAATAAACTTAGAAGCCCCATCAACGAAACGATCACGAAACGCATCAAACTCTCTAGCATCTTTCTTTTTACCAATGATCTTACGAACCTTATCGGCCTCAGACCAAGACATTCCTCCTAGTTGAACGCAGGCCTGCATAACCTGCTCTTGGTATAGGATACACCCATATGTTTCTTCGGTGAATGGTTTCATAGTTTGATGTAGATAATTTACTGCTTGTCTGCCGTGCTTTCTTTCAATATAGTCTTTGCCAATGGTATTCATAGCGCCTGGACGCACAAGAGCATTTGAGGCGGATAACTCTGCTAGATTTTTTACACCCATCTTTATAAGAAGGTTTGTATATGGGGTTGCTTCACATTGAAATACACCCTTTGTATATCCCTCAGAAAGCATCTGATATACTTTTTGATCTTCCATATCAATCTTTAGCAAATCAATCTCAGTACCTTCTCGCTCTTTAATTATTTTAATAGTGTCATTAATAACACTTAATGTTTTAAGTCCAAGTGCGTCAATTTTGATGAGTCCGATTTTTTCAGCCTCTTCCATGTCCACTGCCACAACAGGAATACGCTCATCGGAACCAGGAGAATTACGTGTCTCCATCGGTGCGTACCTAAAAATAGGATTTTTACTAGTGACAACACCAGCAGCATGTATGCCAGTACCTCTAATGCGACCACGAAGTTGTTCTCCATATTGTTCTACCTCTGGATATTTCTCTCTAAACCATGCAGTAGTTTTTGAAGTGCAATACTCATCCCAAGTATCTACTAATTTCAAAACCTTATTTACATCTGCCAATGGAATATTTAATGCACGAGCAACATCTCGTACTACACCTTTATCTTTAAATTCTAGGAATGTTGCAATAGAAGCAACATGCTTGTATTGTCTAACAAGATAATCTTTAACTTCGTCACGACGAGAATCTTGAATGTCAGTATCAATATCTGGAAAGTCATTACGCTCTGGATTAATAAATCGGAAGAACAAGAGTCCATGCTTTAATGGATCAATGTCAGTAATTCCTAGTGCATAGCAAAGCAATGAGCCAGCAGAGGATCCACGGCCTGGCCCAACCATGATGCCTTCTTTCTTTGCCCAGGAGATCATACTTTGTACGACAAGAAAGTACGGACCAAACTTTTTATCTTGAATTACTTTTAGTTCTTCTTCAAGTCTGTCTAAATATTCCTGATTATTATTAAGGCCTTTTTCTGCCAAACCAGTCATAGCCAATTCTTTTAATTGTTTATCTGGATTTTTGTATTGTACTGGAAGAAGATTTAAACCATCTTTAATATCATAGTCTTCAATCTTATTAGCAAGTTCAATAGTATTTTCATAAATATCAGTTCTAAAAATTGCCTGCTTTTCCATAGCAGCCTGAATTTCTTCATATGAAAGAAGATGAATATCAAACTTATTAAATGACATTTGTCTATCTGCGCCGTATAGGTAATCAAGACGCTTCATTAGGTCCCCTTGCTTTTTGGACTTTTCATATGTAGCATCTTTTTGAATTTTATTTGAATATGTATTAAGAATAAGTTTTAGTTCTTGGATTTCTTTTTGTGATGGATCTACGTGATGGCAGTCTGGAGTTACAATAGGCTTAACCTTAAACTCATCTGCTAACTGTAAAATTGTTTGGTTGATTGATTCATCATTATGTGGCATTACTTCAAGATAATAGTCATCGCCAAATTCTTCTTTAAACCATTTAATATATTTCTTTGCCATGCCAAGTTCTCCAAGTTCAATAGACTTAGCAATAATACCGCTTGGGCATGCGGAAGAAACAATAATACCTTCTTTATATTTAGAAAGAACTTCAAAGTCTATTCTTGGCTTTTTATAATAACCTTCTGTCCAAGCAATTTCATTTAACCTATTTAAATTTTCTAAACCTACCTTGTTCTTGGCTAGAAGAATTATGTGGTTGTAAACCATATCTAATGGGGTGGTTCGATCTTCTTTGTCTCTTCTATCAAATCGATCCTCACACATATATCCTTCTATGCCAAGAATAGGCTTGATACCACTTGACTTAGCAGCACGATACATTTCTCTGTGGCCAGAAAGGGAGCCATGGTCTGTAATCGATATTGCTGGCATACCCAATTTTGTAGCACGATCTACATATTCAGACGGCAACCCAATGCCATCGAATAATGAAAAGTGGGTGTGTAAATGCAGTGGTACGTAATTCATCTACTACCAGTCGATGTTTGTCGCTGAGGTAGAAGATGGAGAATCAAAGCCTAAGTAAAATGCCTCTTGTTCCGCATATGGAACACGACGCAATGCTTTCTCCAATGGGTATGGCTCGATGCCCTCCCAATTAAAAGGCTCTTTATCTGGGGCCGATGGAATCAAAGTATATGATGTTTCAGTTCCCTGACCATTACGCTTTAACTTCCATGTTAGGTTTGAGATGCTTCCTGTTTCAAGTGCATACTCACGAATAGTATTAAACGAAGATTGCTTGCTTACGCCCATAGACCAGATAGCAACATAAGGCTTATCTTCAATGCCATCATCTACAAGCACATTGCAATAGAAACGTAGACGGCCACGCCACCCACTGTTACCTTTTGGATCCTTACGATACATTTCTTCTGCCCAGTCACGGCCCTCTGTATCTAGAGTATCTACAGCCTTACGCTTATAGTCTTTTGGATTTGTATGTTCTTTAACAACAAGTGCTAGTCCACGCTTGTCGTTATAGTTTGCTGAGTCTTCATCTAATTCTTCAATGAATCTGATCTTAACTGCTTGTCCATCTGCCAACTTTAGCCAACGGACCTTTGGTGCGCTTTCATCTGTTTTCTTGTCGAGCAGGGCATTAATGTTTTTGAGTCCCTTAATAACGCTCATAGTTTTCTCCTTTGTTTATTATATTATATACTAGCAAATTTTGTTTGTCAAGTAATTGAGTTATATTTATTAAAATACTCTTCTATCTCTATTCCTTTAAACTCTTTTGCTTCTTTATACAGTTTATCATATGCTTCTCTTG